TCAGCTGGCGGCGAGGATCCTGACCCGCTTCCGAGCCTTCGACCGCTCACGGTGCGTAGCGGCTGCCCTGGTTGCTGCGGCTTCGGTAGGCGGCGCCGGTTCGGCCGCCTGGGTGACTCGGCGGGTCCTCGGGACAACGCTGAGGGAGGCTTCGGCCTGGGCCTGCTTGAACTGCGGGAAGACGGTCGTGTAGGTGTCCCCGGTGATTTGGATGCCGGAGTGGCCCAGGAGGTCGGAGATGTCCTTGAGGGTCAGGCCGGCGGCGTTCGCGATGCCGGCTGTGCCGTGACGGAGGCCATGCAGGGTGATCGGTGGCAGGCCGAGCTTCTCGGCCAGCAGGGCGAAGCGGTGGGTGAGGTAGTCGGGGTGGTACATCGATCCGTCTTCCTTGGTGAAGACGGCCCCGGTGTCCTGCCAAGCGTCGTTCTTGTGGCCGGCGTTCCATGCCTCCCGCTCGGCGATCTGCTGTTCGCGGAGCAGCCGGAGGAGTTCGACGGTCTCCCGGTCGATCGAGATGGTCCGGACGCTGTCGGCCTTCGGCTCTTCCTGGAACGTCTCATAGGAGACGGTGACGATCTGTCGGCTGATGTGGATCGTTCGGGTCTCGAGGTCGACCTCGGACCACGGCAGGGCACAGGCTTCGCCGCGGCGTAGCCCGCGTAGCGCGAGCAGGTGCCAGAGCGTGTGCAATCGGTCGTCGTGGGTTGCATCCAGGAATTGGCCGGTCTGCTCCGGCGTCCACAGCATGACGGATGAAGGCTTCTCGCCGGTGCGCTGCAACTCTGCGACTCGGGCCGGCGTCCACACCAAGGCTCGCGGCCTCGGAGCGGGAGTCAGATGCACGAGGCTGGCCCAATTGCGCGTGACCTTCTCGCTGCTGACGGCATCTTCGAGGGCAGACGAAAGTGTCGCCAGGATGCGGTGCTGGGTGACTGGCCCGGTCAGCCGCTTGAGCTTCTTGCGTTCCTCGGCCAGGAGTGCCTTCGCCTCATCCCACTGCTTGCGCGCCTCCGCCCTCTTCGCCTGGTCGGCGCGTGTGCCACGGGGGATCTGCTTCCACTCGGCCTGCTTGGCCGCGCAGTCCTCGGTCAGTGCCTCGACCCGGGCACGATGTGCGTCGCGGGCGGAGTTCTCGTCTGCGATCGCGCTGAACATCTCGCGGATGTGGTCGGGGCGCAGGTCGACCAACTCGACGTGCCCGATATAGGGCGCGATGACGTCGCGTATGTGCTGGCCGTACTTGTCGGCAGTGGACTTGGCCAGGTCCTCCTTCCCTTCAAGCCACTCCTCCATGTACTGCTTCAGCGTCAGCTTGGAGTGCGGGTCGATGCCGGCCAACGCGAGGTTGTACGCCTTCTTCGCCTCGGCAGATGCCCGCTTCTGCGTCCGGAAGCCGCCTTCGACGGCGCGGTTACGCTTGCCGCCGACCTTCAGCGGCAATTCGATGCTGTAGTACCAGGAGCCGTGGCCCTTTTGGCTCAGCCGGGGGCAGGCGGCCTCCAGTCGGCCGATCCTCTGGTTGCCGTCCTCGTCGAGCATGGGCTGCCCTTTCAGCACCCCTCGCCGGTGGAACAGCGGCCCCTCGCAGCTGCATCGCTTGTACGTCTTGTCCTCGAACAATTCGCCCCCCAAGGCGTGTCGAGCCGACACGCAGGTCAGTAGCCCTGCGTGATTCCCGTGCACCAGGTAGTGCTAGGTCGATCTATCTTGCCTTGCGATGGGGACAGTGCCGTATGCTCACAGCTAGTTGTGCGCGGGGGAGAAGCGCGGCAGCTGATGACAACTGCAACACCGGTGAGCTCACGCGAGTCGCATCTGATGACTCTGAGTGAGCTGCTTGAACTGCCGGCCACGGTCAGTGTTGAGACGGCCGCTCGGGCGCTCGGTATCGGCCGCAACAAGGCGATGGAGCTGATCCGGGACGGTTCGTTCCCGGCGAAGACCTTGAGGCTCGGCGGGGTGACGAAGATTCCTACGGCTTCCTTGTGGGAGGCCCTAGGGGTGCCGATGCTGCCTCGATGACTTGGTCGTCGCGGCAGAGGTGGCGGCAACTTAAAGAAGAGTTGCCACTGATCGGCTCAAGGTACGGCGACTAGGTAGGTAGGACGGCATGCCGCCACGGATGTACGGCTTCGAGGACAGCAGGTTCAGCCAGCTGCGCGATTCCGAGGTGCCAGCAGTACGAGGTGCTGCCTCGCGCCGTCTCCTTGGCCAGAACAAGGCCGAGATCGCCGAGTGGATGAACAGCGAGGGTTACCGCGGCACACGGGGCGCCGCTTGGACTTCGATGACGCTCGGTCGGCTTCTGCGTTCGCCCGAGATCGCCGGCCTGACCGTCGGCGAGAACGGCGAGCTGGTGGAGAGCGGCAAGCCCGTCATCATCACGCCCGAGGAGTTCCGTAAGCTCCAGGCCCTCGACACCGAGACCGCGCGTGCGCCCCGCCAGGAGGCGTACGACTACCTGTACACCGGCGGCATGGCTGTCTGCGGGGAGTGCAAGCAGCCGATGACGTCTGCCCGCTCGAACTCCGACACGCCCGGCTACCGGTGCGGCGACGCCAACCGCACGGACCGACCCGGCGGGTGCGGCAAGACCCGCATCGCCGCAGGGCAGCTTGAGGACTACGTCGCGGAGTACGTGCTCGCCGAACTCCTTCGCCCCAGCGCGCAAGAGGAGATGGCGAAGGTGCGGCAGGAGCTCGGGGCAGAAGCTGAGCAGGCCCGCGCCCGGATCGAGGAGCTGAAGGGCGCAGCCGGTGCGCTCGCCGACTCGTACCTCAACGGCGAGGTCACGCGGGAGACGATCGTTGCCGTCGAGCAGAAGGCGAAGGGCGAGATCAAGCAGCTCCGCACGCGCCTTCGCTTCCTCGAACAGGCCGTAGCGGCCCCGCAGCTCGGCAACGTGGACGACCTGATCAAGTGGTGGAATCACGCCCCGACGGCCTCCAAGCGCGCCATCGCGATGCTGTTCCTCATCTCCATCGAGGTCTACAAGGCGAGCGCACAGGGCATCCGGCACATCGAGCCGGGCAGGGTCGTCCTGAAGTGGCGCAGAGAAGGACAGTAGTCATCAACAGCTCCGCGAGTAGTACCTGCTGGGACGTTGGCACTGGGCTGCGGCACCTTGGCGTCATCGTGGACGGCAGCCGGCGATGGGCGAAGGCTCGTGCGCTGTCCACCGCCGATGGGCACCGTGCCGGTGCTGAGAAGATCCACGAAGTACTGGACTGGTGCGAGGAGAGCGGCATCCAGGTCGTCACCATGTGGGTCCTGTCCGTCGCCAACCTTCGGCGCCCCGCCGACGAGCTCTCGCCGCTGCTGAACATCATCGAGGACCTGGTCCTCGATCTTCACTGCACGGGTCGTTGGGACGTGAGGCCGATCGGAGACTTCGGACTGCTCCCGAAGCGCACGGCCGCCATCATGAGCTTGGTGGCGGGGGCCGAGAAGCCGCAGCCGGGCGCGATGCAAGTCAACGTGGCTGTGGCCTACGGCGGCCGGGAAGAGCTGGTCGGGGCCGTGCGCCGGTCGGTCGCCGAACTCGCTGCGCGCGGCTACAACGCCGAGGACATCGCGGAGGCCCTGGAAGAGCGGGACATCGCCCGTCATCTCTACACCAGTGGCCAGCCCGACCCTGACCTGGTCATCCGGACGTCCGGGGAGCAGCGCCTGAGTGGGTTCATGGCGTGGCAGGGCTTCCAGAGCGAGCTGTACTTCTGCACCTCGCTGTGGCCGGACCTGACCCGCCGGGACTTCGACGCTGCTCTGGCCAGCTATGACCGCCGCTCACGCACCAGAGGTGCCTGAGCGGCGGCTCGGCGGCTGTCAGACGCCTGCTGACACACCGTCTGGCTGCTGGGACGCCTTGCGGCGCAGCGCGGCGGTCGCGGGGATCGACAGACCGACGATGAGCAGGATGATCGCGATCCCGGACAGCGAGGGAGACAGCACCTTCTCCAGGTCCAGCGACCATGGGCTGCCCGCCGTGTAACTGACGAGGTAGGAACCCTTGCTGGCTCCGTAGCCGATGCCGAACAACGCGGCAACGGCCGCCACCGTCAGGCCCGTGGCCTGCCGTCGCCGACCGGCCCGGCGGTTGATCGCGCCTGCCTTGAGGCACAGGAACACCAGCTCGGCGCAGGTGACGGCAACGTAGGACAGATAGACCAGGAGGTAGGCGTTCACGGTGTGGTTGCCCGCGAAGTCGGTCGTGAACGTGATGTCGGGCGCATCGTCCGACGCGGCGATGAACAGGGGGACCAGGGCTGCTGCGACGCCGAACGCCAGGAAGATCCGGTAGCCGGCGTGGGTCGGCACCGCCCACTGTTCGTAGGCCCAGTCGACGAGCATGATCTGCAGACTGCAACACCAGGCGACGGCACACAGATGAGCGCCAAGCTTGGCCAGGTTATGGATGCCCGAGAGCGCCTCGACAGCGTCGGCAAGGGCCGGGATGGCCAGGGCCACGCCGATGGTGCAGACGGCGAAGGCGCAGGCTCGCGCCCACCTGGAGATCCCGTAGCCTCCGTCGTGCCGCTTGCGCCAGGCGACCAGCAGGTTCGCTGCCGTGCCTCCCAGCCCAACGGCCGTGCACAGCCCAAAGACCAGGGCGTCCACCATGCCTTGCCAGCCTCCTCAGTTGTCGGCGGCACGCGCCGCCATCTCGGTGTCACTGCGCCTACCCCCACGCCGCCGGCCGGGCCGGGTGGGTTCCGGCGCCAGCGGTGGAACGTCCGGAACCTCGGGGACGGGGGCGGTGCTCAGCGAGCGCCGTGCACGGATGTCGCGCGCGGCAGCCACGAGCTCCGCCGCAGCCTCGGGCCCGAGGCCGGCGACCAGGCGTACGGCCTCCCGTATGCCCGGTTCCTGCTGGTAGGCCGTCAGACCTGTCAGGTCGTCCCAGCCGGGCAGCAGGTAGGCAGCAGGGGCATCGAACGCTTGGGCGACCGCTTGGATGGTAGTACAAGGAGGATTGGTCTTGCGTCCATTGAGTAGGTCGTTGATCACGGCGTGCGACAGGGAGGGGGGATCTCCGTCGGCTGGCGCGGTTCGGGCTGCGAGTTCTCGAACGGACGGCGTATGCCCGATGGTGACGGCCAGTCGGCGCAGCAGGAGGTCCAGCTTGCCGGCCAGCGTCGTGGGCACCTCGGAGGGGGGCGGCGCGGTCATGGATGCGACCCGCGCTCAGAACGGCTTGTCATGGCCCCCATCTGCACTGATGCCCCATCCGTCGATTGTAAGTTTTCGTTGACATCCCGTAGCGACACCATGCAAGCTACCGGAAGGTCGTCGATCATGGACGACTTGGGGGTGTCCTGCCGGGCTGGCGGAGTGCCGCATGCCCGTGTGCATCTCCCGTATACGATCCGCGGCCCGCTTGCCGCGAGGGGGAATCCTGATGATCGACCGCGCCAGGGTATTGGCACGCCTCCAGGAGGCTGAGGGCTCCGGGCGTCCGCCGGTCGGCCGGATGGACGCCCATCGGATGCTGTGTCATCTGGCGGCGGTGGACGTGAGGGCGATCTGTGGTGACGAAGTCCCGGAGGGCGACGGGCCCGCCGCCGATTGCTGAATGGTCACTGGGCTCCTGACCTGCGAAAACTCCAAAATTTGGCCTTGTTGCCCCCCTCTTACGCGTATAGAATTAATGCATAAGGAACGGGGAGTTCCCGAAAACCTCTTGGAGTGGAGTCCGAAATGACCGTCAAGGCCGAGGCCCGCAAGACCAGCACCAGCCGCAAGACCGCCGCCCGCAAGCCGGCCGCGCGCAAGGCCGCCGCAGTCGCGGCCAGCCCCGCTCCTGTCGCCGAGACACAGGCCGCCGCCACGCCGGGCAAGCAGGTCGTTGCCCTCAAGCTCGCCGAGGTCCACCGCAACGAGTCCCAGCCCCGCGAGTACTTCGACGCCGCCTCCCTCATGGAACTGGCAGCCTCCATGGCCGAGCGCGGCCAGCTCCAGCCGATCGCCGTTCGCCCGGACGAGGAGAAGGGTGGCTACGAGATCGTCATCGGCGAGCGCCGCTGGCGAGCCGCCCACCTGAACGAGGCCGAGACGATCGACGCCGTGATCCTCGACGGCCCCTACACCCTGCAGACCTACAAGAACCAGGTCGCGGAGAACCTCAACCGGGAGGACATGACCCCGATCGAGGAGGCCCGCGCCTTCAAGAAGATCCTCAACGAGGAGGAGGGCGCCACGCCGGAGAGCGTGGCCGCCGACTTCGGCAAGACTACCCAGTTCGTCAACCTCCGCCTCAAGCTCCTGGACCTGGTCTCCGAAGTCGCCGAGCAGGTCAACAAGGGCGCCATTGGCACCCAGGCCGCCGTGCAGATCTCCCAGCTCACCGCTGCCAACCAGGGTGCCGTCCTCAGGAAGTGGGCCAAGGGCGAGTTCGCCACCGAGAACGACCTGGTCCACTTCGCCTACCAGGTGAAGCAGCAGCAGGACCAGCCGTTCATGCTGGAGGTCGAGGACCTGACGGAGGAGCAGCGCGCCGAGCGCGTCGCCACCCAGCGTGCCACCCGCTCCAAGCTCGACAAGATCGAGCGAGCCATCACCGAGCTCGACGGCATCAGCAAGATGCCGCTGCCCGAACTCGTGGCTGCCCTGGATGGCCAGATCGCCGCCCGCATGGAGCAGCTGGACCGCGTCGCCAAGGCTCTGGCCGACGCCCGCTTCCAGCTCCGCCAGGCGAAAGCCGCCGCCGACGCCCGCGAGATCGCACTGAACCCCGACGCGGTCGCGCCCACCCTGACCCCCGTTCAGGGGGCGTCGCAGGAAGCCGGGGAGGTGACCAAGCCCGCCGAGATCGACGGGTTGCAGTCAACCCCCGGGAACACCGAGACCGCACAGGGCAGCGGGGCGGCGCAGGCCCAGCAGGGCACCAGCTGCGGTACCGAACCGCAGGCCAGCGCCGATCAGACGGTGGAGCTGGCGGCCTGATCAGCCCACCCGTGAGGGGCGGCCTGCCGGGCCGCCCCTCCCCGTCCGAAGGAGAAGCCATACCGTGATCATCGACGCCCAAGCCCGCTCCGCCCTGGAGCAGGCCGACTGCAATGGCCCCGAACTGCGCCTGCCCCGCCTGGACAGCGCACTGTACAAGCGGATCGACCAGATGCTCGCAGCAGTCGGCGGTCGATGGACCCGCGGGTGCCAGGCGCACGTCTTCCCCAGCGGCGCGGCCGAAGTCCTCGCCGCACTCCTGGCGGCCGGTCAGATCCACACCGAGGCAGAGGCCATCGCCGAGCGGCAGTTCTACCCGACCCCCGAGCACATCGCCCAGCAGCTCATCGACCTCGCAGGGATCGAGCCCGGCCACCAGGTGCTGGAGCCGTCAGCCGGAGATGGCGCGATCGCCCGCTTGGCCGCCGCCCGCGGCGCCGTCGTGGACTGCGTCGAACTCGACCCCGGCGCCGCCGACACCATCCGCAGCGCAGGCTATGCCCGGAACGTGACCGTCGGCGACTTCCTACGCCGGCCCCGGCGGCCGGACTACGACGCGGTGGTGATGAACCCGCCCTTCGCCAACCGCCAGGACATCCGGCACATCCGCCATGCCCTCGGATTCGTTCGGCCTGGCGGCAAGCTGGCAGCCGTCATGTCCGCCGGCATCACCTTCTGGAACGACCGCGCCGCGCGCGCCTTCCGTGATGAGGTCGACCAAGCCGGCGGAAGGATCGAGCCCCTGCCTGACGACACGTGGAACCACCTCGGGGTCAAGCTGCGCACCGTCCTGGTCGCCGTACCCGTGGTCGGCGTCGTGCCCACCGCCCCGGCGAGCCCCATGCCCAAGGCGGTCAGGCCGTGGAGTCACCTCACCCCCGCCGACTTCGGTCACGAACAGGCGAGTCCACAGGCGTTCCTCCTCGACGAGCTCGACAGCGTCGGCACCCGGCCATTCGAGAGCTTCAACTTCGATGCGGCCCCGCCTCAGAACAAAAGATAGGCAACAACTTAATGGAGTGCTATGGTCAGGTTGTCGCTCGGGGAACCGCCCCATCCGGTAACCCGAGCGACAACGCCGTGGCCAGCGGCGCCCTCACCACCGTGCCCGACGGGCGGCAAACCCCCCGCGCCCCACCCGCCAGGCACTGGCCTCCCGACGAGGCCACCGAGGGCGCCGCCCCACCCACGAACCGGACCCGCCCAACCCACCCCGGGGGCGGGTCCTCGCGTACCCGAAGGACATTCCGTGCCCGCCACCTACAACACCGATGGCGCCGAGGACCCCGACCTCTACGCCCAACTCATGACCGAGCGGTACGGCCCGCTGCGGCTCATCCTCGCCGAACGCAACAGGCCAGCCCCGCCCCGCCAGGCACGCGCGAACCTCACGCCAGATCCCAGAGCGGCCGAGCATCGCCACCAACTCCTCGAAGCCCTCAACAACCGCCCCCAACCGGACCCGGAGCCAGCCGCATGATCGCCCACACCCCGAAGCCCCAGCCCACCCCGCCCGTCCCCGGCGCCATCTGGTGCAAGTCCTGCGACTCCTGGTGCCTCCCGAACGGCCTGTGCCGGTGCAACAACCGGTGAGCTTCCACAGCCCGGCCCCTGGGCAGATCTACCAGGCATGCCACCCGATGGACGAGGGTCGACAGATTCGGATCACCGCCGTTCATGGCAACCGGGTCGACATCGAGACCGTCGGCGGGCCAGGCCGCCCCCGAACCCTGGACATCACGGCTCTACACGCCACGGGAACTACGGCTACCGGCCGGACTCGCCGGACCGGATACCGTCTGCTTGACCCCGACTCCAGGAGCATCCCGTGATCAACCGGATGACCGCCAGCACTGCCACCGACCCCGGTCTGGAGGAGCTGTACGAGCGTCTCGATACCGCGGCCCAGCTCCTCGCCGCCGGGTATAGCTCATTCCAGGAGCGGGCCGGCATCGTCCAGCGGTTGTGCAGCGGAGAGATCACCACGCAACAGGCCCGGGACGAGGACCGCGGGGAGTAACCCGGTGTGGGGTGTGCCCGGTTAACCCAGAAAAGCGCACCCCACACGAGCGCCCAGCCGGACCTACCGACCGGCATCGCCTCCGTCCGAGTCGCGAGCCAGCCCCTTGCGCCACTCCGCCTTGACGTCACGCAGCGATCGGATGCCGATGATCGCCTTCCTGCTCAACACCGGGATTTGGTCGAATACCTTCTCTGTGAACCGGAGCATTCCGTACACAACGAAGGCGCCGGTGCCGAGGCAGATCTCAATGATGCCCATTTGCTCCCCAATGGCTACTGGGGATCTGGGCAACCGGCACACGGCAGGCTCGACCCGGCATCCCACAGTTGCGGATGAACGGATCGAGACCACCACGGCGCCAGTCTCGTCAGACAGCACAGACCGGGGGATGTACCCCCAGCTGTGTAACGACGCAACTGCCCGCGTCGCAGGGTCTCTCCATTAGGTCGCGCGTTCTGCATCAGTGCGCCGGCACTGGGCAGTCGTATCGACCAGGAGTCGCATCCTGCCCGTCGGGCAAGACGGAGGCGCGTGCTCAACTGACCGCCTCAGGACTAGTTTCGAGCGGTGGAGCAGCTAGGGTCAAATCAGCAGCTCAGACGCCGAGTTGGTGCCGCGTCAGCAGCCGAACGACTGGGTTGCCGTGTGATCGTCTAGGGTGGTTGGCCAGTAGGGCGCGGGGAAACGGCCTACCTGAGGGACGACTGTGACTCCACCGCCCACCCGCATCCCCGAACCGCTGCTCCCGCTCGCGGTGCCGATCGGTGACCTCGCCCCGTACCACCGGAATCCGCGCACAGGCGACCTCGCCTCGATCCGGGAATCCCTGACGACCAACGGCCAGTACCGGGCGATCGTCGTCAACCGTGGCACCCACACCGGCCGCCCGAACGAGATCCTGGCCGGCAACCACACCTGGAAGGCCGCTAACGAACTCGGCTGGGACCAGATCGCCGCCACCTGGATCGACGTGGACGACGAGGCCGCCGCCCGCATCGTCGTTGTGGACAACCGCACCAGCGACCTCGCCGGCTACGACACCGCCCTCCTGGCCGACATCCTCTCCGAACTCCCCGACCTCGACGGCACCGGCTACGACCAGCACGCCCTCGACGCGCTCCTCGACGACGCCGAACTGCCCGGCCTGGTCGAACTCCCCAGCGACGGCGCCGGAACCGGCGAGAAGGCCGTCGTGGACTACCTCCAGTGGGGCTACCTCCAGTGGTCCTCCACCCGAGTCCGGATCACCGCCGAGGAAGTCCAGGCCCTCACCGCGCTCCACGACAAGTTCATCGACGACACCAACGGCGACCTCGGCTTCGGCTGGCACCTCATCGAGCACCCGCACAAGCAGGCCGATGCCTCGTGAGCGCCATCCCCACCACGACCTTCCACGAGTCGTACCCGCTCGCCGAGCTGCGCCCCGCCGACTACAACCCGCGCAGGCTGTCTGCCGAGGCATTCGAACGCCTCAAGGCCAGCATCGGTCGCCACGGCATCGTCAAGCCGGTAATCCTCAACGCCAACGGGACCCTGGTCGCTGGCCACCAGCGAACCAAGGGCATGACCGCCCTCGGCATCACCCACACCCCCGCGGTCATGCTCGGCACCACCGTCCGCCTCCAGGACGAGATCCGCTTCAACCTCCTCCACAACAAGGTCGAGACCGAAGCGAGCATCGTCCACGCCGAGCCCGGCCAGATCGGCCACTGGACCTGGGTGCCCTGGCAGTCCATCCGGATCGACGACCAGAAGAACGCCGCGTTCATCCAGGCCATCGGACAGATGGCCGCCGCACACGGCCCCTGGGGATCCGTGGTGATGGACGATCAGGGCCGGATCATCCTCAACGCCGAGTACGCCGTCGTCGCCGCCGCGCACCGCTTCGACCTGCTCGCCTGGACCGTCCCCTCCCCGGAAGCCGCCCAGCTCCACGCCGACCTCACCGGCGAGTACGGCGTCTACGACTGGACCGCCATCGAAGGTCAAGCGCCCGTCTGGAACCAGCACATCGTCCAGCCCAAGCGGCTCCGCCAGCGCAGCTCCAAGGCCAAGACCGGCCTCACCTACGGCTCCGAGACCTGGGAGAAGCTGGTCCTGCCCTGGCTCAAGCCCGAGCAGCGCGTCGTGGACTTCGGCGCCGGCCACGGCGACTACGCCACGATGCTGCGGGGGAAGGGCTTCTCCGTCACCGACTACGAGCCCTACCGCACCGCGCCGGGCAAGTACGCCGTGGACATCCGGGCCGTCGTCAGCATGATCCGCGCCATCCAGAAGGAACTGCGCGAGCACGGCCTGTTCGACGTCGTCGTACTCGACTCCGTCATCAACGCCACCACCAGCCTCGACTACCAGCACTGGGTGCTCGCCACGGTCAACGCCCTGTGCGCCGAGGACGGAGTCGTGTGCCTCGGCACGCGGAGCCTGCTCAAGGAAACCCGTATGGAGCAGGCAGGCCGGGCAACAACCGGCGGAGCCGTCAACATGAGCTTCCTCGACGACAACAACGTCGAGATGAACTTCGTGGCCGGCAAGTGGCAGAAGCTCCGCTTCCACACACCAGAGACGCTGGCAGCCCTGCTCAATCCGTACTTCGCCGAGGTCAAGATCACCGACGCCTCCGACTCCAACCTCAAGGCCGTTTGCCGCAAACCGAAGGCGCTCCAGGAAGCCGAGTATCGGAAAGCATTCGAAGAGGAATTCAATATGCCTTACCCGAATGACTTTCGCCATGGCAAGCATCTGGAATTGGTCGAATTCTTGATAAAATTGGTACTGGAGAGGAATTCTCTCGAATCTCGCGACTAGAAAAGGGGTGGCCGTGAAAGGCAAAATCACGGTAGAAATACGCGCACGTGAGGACTACGGCATCATGTGGCTCGCCGGCATCCGCCACGTAGCCCTCGACCAGCACTGCCTCAAGTCCTTCGGCCGCCCCGACCGTGCCACCGTCCACCCATGCACCAAGCTCCAAACCGTCCACCTTCCAACTGCCAACCCGCCCCTCGCCTGGTATCTGTGCGCACTGCCCATCCCGTGGAACTGGGCCGCCAACGCACACCTCGCTTTCGAGGCGGCGCCCGGCTACCACTGGGAAGGCCAAGCCCTCGTCCCCGGCCTCGAAGTTCGACTCGTCGGCGCCAAGCCGATCACCGGCTGGGGCGAGCACAGTGTCCCTGCCAGCGAGCCCCACCGCTCCCTGCGTCGGTACCGGACATGCCGCAACTGGCAGTTCGCCTGGTGGCTCCGGCAGAACCGCGCCGCCCCGACGCGCCCCCGCCCCCGCAGCCACCCCATCAGGACCACGGGCAGATGACCCTGCTGTGAGAACGCACCTGGGGCCAGCACGTGTTGACGTGCTGGCCCCAGGTGCACGCGCTAGGAGCGGCGGTTGACCGGACGCCGCCGAGCCGCCGCCGACCGCACCCGCGGCCGACCTGCCGGCACGGCACCAGTGGGCCGCCGCCCGCTGTCCGCCGCAGACCGGCCAGCCCACCGCCGGTGCACCCGCCGCAGTTCACCAGCCCGCCGTGCGGACTTCCGCAACGGAGCCCGCCGCGCGCCCACCGACGGACGTGGCCGGGGCCGCCCCGCCTTCTGCCGCAGCAGCTCCAGAAACGCCGCCACGCCGACCCCGAACGCCTTCACCATGGCCTCCACCGACCACGGCGACTCCAGGACATGACGCATTGCTCACCTCTCAGCTGAGAACCGGGAGGGTGTGATTGATCAGGCAGCCAGGCCAAGAACCAGCCCTTGGACGCCCACCCCGAAGCGACCGGCCGCGAAGATCGGTCCGGGGGCCCTGGGAATCAGAGGTCTGCTGAGTCTCGTGATTCCGCAGGCAATGGCTAGCGGCTCGTGATCGACTGGCTGCGGAAAGCCCGCATCCGAATCGGTATCCCAGACGCGGGCTGACTGGAGCGAGCGAGCGAGAAGAAAGCCGGACTCTAGCCGGCTCAATGCACCAACGAAGCCATGGCGGTGGAGTCGTCCGGCCCGCTGAAGGACCCGATCGATGGGCTGGCCTCGCCAAGAGGCGGCGGCCACCAGGCCGAGGTATGCCTCTGTCTTCCCACCGCCCGTCGCGTGGAGCCACAACCCGCCCTTAGCGGCGTCGTGAGCAGCAGTGAGATCGCTGAGCCGATCACCACTCGAGTGAACGAATTCATCGGCGAGCTCAATGGTCGCGAGCAGGTGAGCAAGCTGGAGAACGCCGACCTCAGCTGGGCCCTCGCAGACGACTTCCATGCTGCTGATCTTGGGGGACAGTGAGCCCGTGACCAGGTCGCCTAGGCGTACCCGCCTTTGCCCCACCCGGTGCGCGACATCCACGGACCCCCGGGCCGACTGCACTACGCCGGACTTGATGCCGTCCAGCTCGATCGGCTGCATGCCCGAACTCTACGCCGACGCTGATGATCGACGCACCGAGTCCGCTGACCCGAGTAGTGAGGGATCATAGAAGCGGCGCGGGGGCGCACGGAAGGACCACCGCGCCCATGGCCCGCCCCACTCGGGCGCAGCGCGCCGCGATCGCCCAACGCCGCGCCGACGCCGTCGAGCTTCAGCTTGCCGGCGTTGACTGGCTGACCATCGGCCGGAAGCTGGCCGCCGACCCGACGATCAACTCCGATCGGATCGCCTACCCCCAGGGCTACGGCGCCGAGTTGTACGCCAAGGGCAAGGAGCCGCCGGATGACGCCGCCCTGATCCGCTACGCCTGCAAGGACGTCAGCACCGCGCTGCGGGAGCGGCACACCGAACTCGACATCGCCGTGGACGAGCTGCGCATCGTCCACCACATGCGCCTGGAGCGGCTGTTCTTCGTCGCGTTCCGGCGAGCCGTCAAGGACGGGGATCTGCTGGCGATCGACCGCGCCGTGCGGATCCTGGAGCGCGACTCCCGGCTCCTCGGCATCGACGCACCGGCCCGCACCCAGCTGTCGGGCCCCGGCGACGGCCCAATCGCGGTCGAGTCCGTCACCGCGGCCGAGCTGGCGAAGCTGATCGCGGCGACCGAGGGTGGCAGCGAGTGACGGCCGCGACCGCCGAACTCCTCGACCGCTACAGCACGCTGCCCGGCGACCGGCGCCGAGCCATCGCCGCTCAGGCTTCACCGCAGCTGCGGGACCAGCTCGCCAAGGTCGAGAAGGACATGGCGATGCGCCGCTCCCCGGGCTCGCTCGCTGCCGTCCTCACCGCAGGCCGGGAGATGCAGGCCGAGCACTTGGCCCTCATCGACGACGCCTTCGCCCGCATCGCGGCCGGCGAGTCCATCCGGCTCCTGCTGACCATGCCGCCGCGGCACGGCAAGTCCCGCCGTGCCGCCCGGTGGGCGCCGCTCTGGTACCTGCTCCAGCGCCCCGACCACCGCGTCATGATCGCCAGCTACTCCGCCGAGCTCGCCGACGACCATGGCCGATGGATCCGCGACGCCATCACCACGTGGGGCGATCAGATCGGCATCGCCCTCCACCCCGGCTCCAAGGCCGCGAACCGGTTCGACATCCTCGGCCACGAGGGCGGCCTGGTCTGCGCCGGCGTCGGCGGCGGCCTCACCGGCAAGGGCGCGCACCTCGCCGTCGTGGACGACCCGATCAAGGACGACGCCGAAGCCCAGTCCCCGACGATGCGCAAGCGCCTGTGGGAGTGGTGGCAGTCCGTCCTCCTCACCCGCATCGAGCCCGGCGGCAGCGTGATCGTCATCCAGACCAGGTGGAGCGAAGACGACCTCGCCGGGCGCATTCTCGCCAGCGAGACCGCCGAGGACTGGATCATCATCGACCTCCCGGCGATCGCGGACAGCTCGAACGACGCGCTCGGCCGCAAGGTCGGCGAACCGCTTTGGCCCGCCCGGTACGGCGCGAAGGCCCTGGCGAAGATCCGCCGCGCGGTCGGCGAGCGCGTCTGGTGGTCGCTCTACCAGCAGAAGCCCCGCCCGCAGGAAGGCGGCGTGTGGAAGCGGGAGTGGATCGACCAGCACCGCATCACCGCCGTAGCGTTCAGCGGCCTCGACATGGCCCGGGTCGTCGTCGCCGTGGACCCAGCCGGCGGCGAGAGCCTGGTAGGTGACGAGACCGGCGTTGTCGGCATGGCCCTCGGCTACGACGATCACCTGTACGTGCTGGACGACCGCTCCGCGAACATGGGCGCCAACGACTGGGGCATCAACGCGTGCCGCCTCGCCATGGAGCTGAAGGCTGACGCCATCGTGGTCGAGTCCAACTACGGAGGCGACATGGCCCGCCAGGTCGTCACCCAGGCCTGGGACCAGCTCGCCCGCGACGGCGAGACCCGAGGCCTGCTGATGCCGATGATCCTGGAGGTCACCGCCAAGGTCGGCAAGCGCCTGCGCGCCGAGCCGATCGCGCAGCTGTACGAGCAGGGCCGTGTCCACCATGTCGGCCACTATGCCGAGCTGGAGGGCCAGATGGTCACCTGGGTCGCTGGCATGGACTCGCCGGACCGGATGGACGCCACTGTGCACGGCCTCACCGAACTCGCTGACCCGGACCAGCTCGCCATGCTGCCGAAGGGCTTGGATGATGGTCGCCTCGACGGGCGCCGGTAGACGATCGGCTCGACCAGGCTTGTAACGGCCACAGTAGTTTTATCGCCAAGGCTTCCGACACCGCTTGGAAGGTGCTCCCGGGGCTTGCGGCGTAGCGTGGAGGCGTGGCGGATAACAGGCTGCCTGCGATCCCGGCAGCAGTTGAGATGGTCACTCTCTGGCTTGATGGCCCGGGTGAGTGGACCGATCGAGTGCAGCAGATTATCAAGGCCATGAAGGCCCACGAGAGCGAGTGGATCCCGCTCCTAGGTTTGCTCATGCTGAGCGAGCGTGCGCTCCATGACCTTGCAAGTGCACGTGGTGAGGATCCTCAGGCGTTCATTCCCGGTTACCTGCGTGCCCTGTCGCTGGAGGACCAGAACAGGTCGAGTGGGCTGTAGGGCGTCGGCCAGGCACGATCGCTGTTCGGCTCGGTAGCGTCGCGATCATGAAGCAGTGAGGGCAGGGGAAGATCGTCGCAACCGGGGTTGCGGGGGCTGCGATTGCGGCTGGTGGGATCACGTGGGCCGTGTGGCCAGGTCGTCGCGCTACGACTCGTGGCTGGCGGCGCAGCGGTAGCCTGTGGCCGTGGCGTCGCCTGGGGCGCCTGAGTGGGCCGTGCAGTTCAAGTACAGACACCGCGCCTCGATGGTGGTTGGCAGGTAGGCGCAGCTGGCGATCGTGCAGTGAGGTGGCGTGTTCGCAGGAGTTGTGCCAGGCGGAATGGGAGAAGTTCACGGTGGCGCAGCGGCTCATGCTGGACCGGGACGGCTTCAATACTGGCTGCGAGACGATGGAGTCGCAGGCAGCTGCCGACCGGGAGACTTGGAGCGGACGGGTTGCCTAGATCTATGAGTCTGCTCAGGGTTGACGCTCCGCCAGGTTGAGCCCCGGCAGATAGAAGGTCACCATACTTGGTTATCGGTTTCGAATGACACAGATAACTGTGTGCGGGTACCGTGGTCGGCGTGAGGATGGCTTATCCATGGTAGCCATTCCTTGTCAGGCCGGGCGGCGACCCGAAGCCTTCGGACCGCCACCCGTTCCGCCAGCGAGCGGAAGACTGAGGTGATCAGCCGTTGTGAGTCGTGAACAACTCCCGCGCGACAGCGGCGAACTGTGCGAGCAGGACCACGGTCCTCAACTGCTGATTGCCTCGGTCTGACAGCGAGAACGTCCTCGCCTTCTTGATCTTGGCAACCAAGAGCTTGATCATGCCTTCACCCCCTCTCCCAAGTGGTGCGGTGAGGGACATGCATGACGTTGCGTCACTGCAGGAACCACGTTAGGGGCATGACGTTCGGCGTGTGGCCGATTCCCTGAAAGCTAGGGATAAGTCGGCCGCTGCGGACACGGCCGCGCAACTGATACACCCTACGGTGTGGGGATAAGCTCCTTGTCGGGCGCGGGGCCCGTTAGCTGGGAGCACTCCAGTGGGTCTGCGTGATCTCGTCATCGATGCGTGGTCGTGGCTGAACTACAAGCCGGTGATGGCCAACCCGGTCCGGCGCGGAGCCGGCCCGTTCGCTGAGCTGGCGGCCGGCTGGGTGCCGCTCGAGGATCTGCGTCGCCTTCAGGCGTACAAACTTCTTGCCTCCTACGACAACAACCAGGCGGGGCAGCTGGCCGCAGCCGCCGGAGACGAGACCGGCCTGGAGCGCCGGGAGTTGGGTGATGCGGCGAAGCTGATCGACACCGCGCTCGGCTACATGCTCGGCTCCGAGCAGACCATCGTGGTGTCCGGGGCGGAGCACGACGATGGCACCGGCCTGTCCCCCGAGGCGCAGGCAGCACTCAACATCCAGGAACAGCTGAGGACATGGGCGGAGCGCGAGCTGCTGCCGCTGCGAATCCAGCAGGCCGAGCGGGCTGCGGTACGGTGCGGCGACACGGTCTACACCCTGGCCTGGGACCCCGCCAAGGGCCGACCGCAGCTTCGCGTCCTCGACGCCGGGTTCTACTTCCCGGAATGGGGCGAGGAGAGCGACGCCGCCGAGTACCCCTCCCGCGTCCACTTCGCCTGGGAGCTGCCCGAGGACCAGCGCCGTGGGTTGAAGGCCCGCCTGCGCCGCATCACCTACGAACTCGGACCGATCAGCGCCGCGACCCGGCCCGGCCAGTCGAAGACCGGCCAGCCGATCCGGGAGCCACTCGTTGGGGACGACGGTGACCCGCTGCTGATGGCCGGCGACCAGCTCGACGCCAACTCTGGCACGATCTACCGCACTTACCCGTGGGCTCCCGACCGCCCTTCAGGGGTGACGTGCTACCTGACCGACGCCGAGTGGCTGTTGGACGACCTCCGGGGACAGGACGATGTCTACAACCTGCCGATGGCCAAGGCCACCTTCCGGGCTCGCTCCGACGGGGAGGTGCTGGACCGACTCGACCTGATGGTGGACTTTCTGCCGGTCGTCCACGTCACCAACACCATCCCGGACGCGGGCGAGCACTGGGGCCAGCCGACCATCGCCAAGGTCATGCAGACGCTGGACGAACTCGCCGCGACGGACTCGGACTCGGCCGCCGCGTCTGCCACCACCGGCACGCCCATCATCGGCCTGTCCGGTGTGCGGCTGCCCAAGGACCGGATCACCGGCACGACGCTGCCGCTTCAGGTCCGGGCCGGCACGGTCTGGACGCTCGCCGAGGGCGGCTCCATGGACACGCTCGACACCTCGGCGCAGCTCGCCGAGCTGCGCGCCCGCGTCGATCACCTCCTCGACCGGGTCGCCGGGAACTCCCGGCTCACCTCCTCCGGCCTGGGAACCCTCGACCCAGCCGCTGTCCCGTCCGGCTACGCCCTCCAGCTCGCCCTCGGACCGCTTGATGCGCTGGTCAGCAGCATGCGACTCGCGCGGAACCACAAGTACGCGCTGCTCCTTCGTATGGTGCAGCGCCTCTACCAGGCTGGGCAGGCCGACAGCTGGCCGATGGGGGAGACCCTGTCCGCACGCCTGGTTTGGGGACCGCATACGCCGACCGACCGGGCCGCTGTGCTGGACGAGGTCACCAAGGGCTTCGTCGCCGGTGTGCTCTCGCTGGAGACCAGCGTCCGGATGCTGGCCGAGGCCGGATACCCGATCGAAGACGCGGCTCAGGAAGTCCAGCGGATCCAGGCCCGCGCGTTCGACGCGGCCGCCCGGCTCGCAGACGCCACCGGTGACAACGGGGCGGTCCGGTCCTACCTGGGACTGCCGGAGCCAGCCCCCTCGCCGATGTGACCGGGCCGGTGGTGTCAGCGGCCGATTGCGCGCTGCGCTTGTCGCTCGCGCCACCGGGCAGCCAAGGTCGGCCGAACCGCTGTGGCGGGGCTGAGGCGCACCCTGTCCTGGTCGGGGCCTACTCCGTAGGGGAGGAACCGGTCGTCCAGCACCTTCAATGGGCTCAGACCGGCAGCGACGATGACCGAGTTGATGACGCCGGAGGTCCGGTACTGCACGTAGCGGGCCTCATCCCATTCCCTGGCGGCAGCCTGGTAGACCCCGATCGGCGGTGACATCGGGGCGCCCGAGTCGCAGGCGCCGACGATCCAAGTCTGGTACCCGCCCGGGTTGCCGAAGTAGTGGCCCTCCGCGTAGCCGAACCGTCGAGCGCCAACAGCTGCGAACCGGCCGCCGGTCGGTCGCTGGGCCGGGTCCGGGAGTTCAGCGAAGCGGGAGCGGCCAAGCTTGATCGAGTAGTCGGGGCCGACCGGGACATGGGGCTGGAACCACCTGCTGCGAGTCGTGACCCCGTACATGACCACCGTGTCGTCGGCCAGCGTGCACCACGTCGTGAGGTAGCCGAGCTTCCCCAGCGGCCAGATCCGCACAAGCAAGTCCACGTCCGTGGTCTGCCCGTGCACGCCTTCGTACTGCTGGAACGTGGCCTTGAACTGCCAGTCGTGCTCACCGAACTGCCGCTTGATGACGTCGTGGCGGACCGAGAGCGCCATCCCCTCGTAGAGGCCAGCGTAGTACCGGCCCTTGCCCAGGGTCTTGCGCCAGAACGATCTGATGGTTACCAGGACGCCGCCGGTCGCCGTGACGGCGCCCGCCACGGTCAGCCCGCCCTGCCAGGTCTGGAACACGTGGCTTAGCCAACTCACGGCCTGATGATGCACCAGCAGGGCCCAGTTGCGCACGTGCCGAGCGAGAACCGCGTGCGGCCGCTTCGGCCTGAGTACACTGATCATCGGCGCGGGGGCGCTGCATGGAGGTCCTGTCTTGGCCGCCCCCCGCCCTCTTCCCGTCGCTGGAGAACGCCGCGATGGCCAGCCCGTCCCTCCGTCGTCCGGCGGCACCCTCGACGATCCGTCCTCTGTCCTGACTGACCAGTCCCCGTCGGTGGACGCCGGTGGCGCGCTGATCACGCAGGACACCCTGTCGCGACTGCTGGCCCGGGAGAAGTCCCAGGGGGAGCGCAGCGCGGTCCGCAGGCTCGCCGCCGACCTGGGCTTCGCCGACGCGACCGCGCTGAAGACCTGGGTCGATGCGCAGCGGGCCGCCGAGCAGGCCGCGCTGAGCGAGGCCGAACGGCGCGAGCAGGCTGCCACGCAGGCCCTCGCAGCGGCGGACGAGCGGGAGCGACGCGCCGAAGAGCGGCTTCGAGCGGCGATCCGCCAGACCGCGCTGATGCGACTCGGCGCGGCCGGTGACGGGCTGGCCGATGCCGAGCGGCTGCTGGACGTCCCGGACGACGCGGACGACCAGGCCGTGGCCGTCGCTGCTGCCGAGCTGAAGGCGCGGCGGCCGGAGCTGTTCGGCCCAGCCGCACCGGCCGTCGCCCCGCCGGCCCCGGGCGGTGCGCCCGCAGGTGGACCGCCGCCGCGCGGCCAGGCCCCGGCTGCGGTCGGCTCGGCCGGACTGGAGATGGCCAAGCGGCGCGGCTACGTCCCCTCCGCCTGAGCAGTTGCCCCGGCCGTGTCCGGGGTGTGGGACCACGCCCTTTCCCGTGGACGGCGCCACCGGCTGGTGAGCGTGCGCGACCGCTTCGTCTTCCCGTCCCCGAGGAGGGGCTTTGACCATCCAGCCGGTCAGCTCGTCGGCGCAGTTCAGCACCGATCGGTCCTGGCTCGCGTCGCTGCACGGCACCGACAGCACTGAGACGATCACCCTCGACATCACCAAGTTCACCGCCGGTGTGCACTACCAGGTGTCCGCCGACACCACCCAGCCCTACAGCCGGGTCCTGTCCGGCGTGCCGGTCGGGAAGATCACAGCGAGCGGGCTGTTTGGCCCGTACGACCCGGCTGCGACCGATGGCCGCCAGGTGCTGGCCGGTCTGGTGTTCGCCGAGACGCTGTTCGCGCCCACCCAGACGAAGGTGCCGGCCGCGCTGCTGTGGCACGGCGTGGTGAGGGTAGCGAAGGTGCCCGGCGGGATCGACCCGTCGAAGATCACGTCGTCCGTGACCGGACCCCAGATCCGCTTCATCTAAGGGAGTTGCCCTGTGACCATTCAGGACCTCATCAAGGACGTCACGGCGCACGACCTGACGACCTTCGCCCGCACCATCCCCACCCCGGCTGACTTCCTGCTCACTCAGAGCATCTTCCCCACGCTCGTGTCCCGTGAGGTGAAGTGGCGGCTCAAGCAGACCGGACGCTACGTCAATACCGCCAAGTACCGGGCCTACGACGCGTCCGTGCCGTTCGCCGAGCGGCAGGCCTGGCAGTCCGGCCGCGAGGGCTTCCTGCCACCGCTGGGGCAGAAGCTCGTCGTGGGGGAGCAGGAGCAGATCCTGCTGGAGCAGTCCCACGGTGCGGACCAGGACAGGCTGATCGAGCTGCTGTACGACGACGTGGAGCGGCACGTGGAGGCCATCCGCTCCCGGCTCGAACTCGCCGCAGGCGACGTGCTGTTGGACGGCAAGTTCACGCTGACCGGGGAGAACGGGCTGACGCTGGAGGTGGATTGGGGCGTGCCGGCCGGGAACATGCCGGTCGCCGCGAAGCCCTGGTCCGACCCGACCAGTGACCCGATCGCCGATGAGCTGTCCTGGATCCAGTACCTGGACGACCTGTCGGCGCCGGAGCCGGAGTTGGTCCTCACCTCCCGCAAGGCGTTCAGCTTCCTGGCGAAGAACAACGCCTACCGGGCCGCCTACTACGGCTCCGTGAACCCGAGCACCACGCCGACCGCGACGCTCACCCCCGGACAGGTCAACACCGTGCGCGGCAACTACGGCCTCCCGCCGATCACCTTCTACAAGGCACAGGTCCGCGTCGACGGGATGCCCACGCGGGTCCTGCCCGAGGACCGGTGGATCATGCTGCCTCCGGACCGGACCAAGTGGGGCCAGCTCCAGTTCGGTGCCACCGCCGAGTCCCTGGTCCTCTCGCGCGGGTCGAACCCGGAGATCGCGGCCGAGGACGCGCCGGGCATCGTCATCACCCGCGGTGTGCAGGATGACCCCGTGCAGATCTGGACCAAGGGCGCCGCCGTCGCCATGCCGGTCCTGCACACCCCGGACGCCCACATCGTCGCGAAGGTGCTGTGATGGGCGCCCGCCTGGCCGCCGCCGTGCATCTGGACCACCCGGTCACCCACGAGCGAATCCACCTCCAGCCCGGCGACGAACCCGAACCCGAAGTCGCCGCGCTCATCACCAACCCCGACGCCTGGCAGCCCGACGAACCGGCACCCGAGCCCGGGCCGGCAGCGCAGCAGCCGGAGGCGCCCGCACCCGAGACCGCCGAGCAGTAACCTCGGCCGCAGTCGGCCTGGCCACCGAAACGACGAGCGGTGGCCAGGCCGACCGCGGCCCCGACCAAGGGACCCGCCCGTGGACCAGAGCGTCCTCGCCTGGCTGCTCGCCCAGCTCGGCCCCAGCACCGACCACACCGACCTCGCCACCCGCTACGCCCGGCTCGGCACTGCGCGCTCCGTCGCCGCCGAGATTCTGGCCGAGCGTCGCGCACGCCTGCTGGCCGAGCCGCTGCGCTTGGTCGTGGACGGTGTGATCACCACCGACAACACCGCGAACCTGGCGGGCCTGGAGCGCCAGCTTGCATCCTTGGCCGACGCCATCGCGCCGGACGATCCGGCGGCGGCAGAGGACGGACACCAGCTGGTCACCGCCCAGCTGATCCGCTCCCGCACCACCCGGTAGGCCCTGCCGTGCCGTACGTGTGGCCGCCGCTGCTACCCGGCGATCAGGAAGAGGTCGCCGGCCGAGTCGCCGCCGTCCTCGAGGACGCCTGGCAGCGGCTGATCGCCAAGCAGGCCGCGGTGATCACGGCCTTCGCCGACAACTGGCGCACCCCATACGTGCTCGCCACCTTGGCCGAGTTCAGGAGAGCGATCGAGGACTTCCACAGGGCTGTGGACGAGGAGGCGGCAGGCTTCGTGCGGCGGCAGCTGCCCTACCTGTACGAGCAGGGGGCAACAGCGGCCGTCGCCGTGTCTGGCGGCAGGTTCGCGTGGACGCTGATCCACCGCGATGCCCTCCAAGCCCTCGCCGCCGACTCCTACGCCGACTTCCTGCGCCGCTCCCAGGAGGCCGGCCGGATGGCCGAGCAGTTCTACCGGGCGGCCCGAGCCGCCGCCCGCCGGGAGGTGCCGCTGCTGGCGGCAGGGAACACCACCGCGCGGCAGGCAGCCCGCGCTCTCGCCGACCGGCTCACTGCCGAGCACCGGCTCGACCACGTCATCTACCGCAACGGCGCGCGGGTCCCGGTCCGCGCCTGGGCGGAGGCGGCGACCCTGGCGAAGAGCGCGGTCGCCTACAACTCGGGCACCCTCAACCAGGCCCGCCAGGCAGGGGTCACCATGGTCGAGGTCTTCGACGGCCCGGACTGCGGGTGGACCAGCCACACCGACCCGGACAAGGCCACCGGGACGGTACGGTCCGTCGACGAGGCAGCCGCGTGGCCGATCTCCCACCCGAGGTGTCGTCGAAGCTTCGGGCCCCGTCCCGATCTGTGACGGGGGAGGTGGCGCCGGCAGGGGCTCACCGGGCAGGATCGCGTGCATGAAGCTTCTCGTGCTGGGCGGTACCTGGTTTCTCGGTCGAGCGGTAGTGGTTGAAGCTCTGTCACGTGGCTGGGAGGTGACCACGTTCACCAGGGGAAGGTCGGGCATCCCGGTCCCCGGTGCGGTTGCCGTGCACGGAGACCGCGAGAACGCCGACGACGTGGCGAGGCTCGCCGCCCAGGGACCGTGGGACGCCGTGGTCGACACTTCGGCCTCCGAGCTGGCGCCGGTCACGGTGCTCCTGGGCACCCGGGCTCTGGCGCCTGTGGCGGCGCGGTACGTCTACATCTCGACGGTGAATGTCTATGAGGGCTGGCCCAGTGAGCCGCTGTCCTTGGACTCGCCTGTTCTCGACGGGCCGCCGGATGCCGACGTCGATTACGGGAGGCTCCCGGCGGACTGGACGGGGCCGGACTACTACTACGGCCGCCAGAAGGCGGGCGCGGAGCGGGCGGTGCTTGCGGCCTTCGGCGCTGACCGGGCGTCGCTGCTGCGGCCGGGCGTCATCCTCGGACCTGGGGAGTACGTCGGCCGGCTGCCTTGGTGGCTCCGCCGGGCTGAGCGTGGCGGGCGCATCCTTGCCCCGGGGGATCCCCGGAAGACGATCCAGCCGGTGGATGTGCGAGATGTGGCTGCCTTCGCACTGGACCAGGCTCAGCAGACGGGGCTGCAGGTGCACAACGTCGTTGCACCGATTGGCAGGGAGACCATGGGGGGCTTCCTGGAGGCTTGCATGACGGCGACCAGCAGTACGGGTGAGCTGGTCTGGGTCCCGGATGAAGTCCTGCTGCGCAGCGACCTGCGGCAGTGGAGCGAGATCCCGCTGTGGCGGACGCATCCGGGGGTGTGGCAGGTCGACGGGACATCCGCCGTAGCGGCAGGCTTCCGCAGCCGGCCCATCGCCGAGACGGTCGCGGACACGTGGGCATGGCTGTCACAGGGCAATCTGCCTGTCCCACACGCCCGTTGGGGCGAACACGGGATCTCCCCGGAGAAGGAGATCAACATCCTGGCCGGGCTCGGTTAGCTGGCAGGCCCGTCGATGGCGGCCCGCACCGCACCTGGTCCCAGGATCCGTGGTGCGGCCACCAGCGTGAAGTCCTCGATCCGCTCGGCGAGGGATGACGCTGCGAAAGCTGTGCGGAAGGTGGGCGCAACAAGTTCCTGGCGGACGGCGTTGATCCGGTCGACTACCCCGGAGCCGCGCCATTCTCGGGGGAGGCTGAGAACTGGGCGCAGGGCCTCGGCAGCGGCATCGAGATCGCGCCGGAGAAGGAGGGCCATCGCCAGGTCGGTCGACGCCTGAGGTGCGACCGCGAACGGCGTCGAGCCATCGGGAGCCTGGGCGATGAGGTCGAGCGACAGCCGGGCAGATGACTCGGCCCCGGCACCGTCGCGCAGCAGGAGGTAGCTCGCACTATTGGACATGGCGACGCGTTCGAAGCTGAAACCGAACTCGCCGCCGATGCCGTCGTGGATCTCGTCCCGGTCCAAGCTGCGATCCTGCAAGCTTCGCTCTATGGCCTGCTGGGTTTCTTCGACTCGGCCGAGGTGCGCGAAGGCGCGAGCCGCGATCGCGGCAAGCCGTGCCCGTCCGGTCGCTCCAACCCCCGTGAATTGCTGGGCCCGTTGGACGTGCTGAACCGCCTGGCGGGGGTTGCCGCCCCAGTACGAGAGGATCGCCAGATATCCGTAGGCGTATGCCTGGAGCGGACCGTGCTCTGCCACCTGGCCGTAGAGCGCGGCGGCGCGGAACAGTTCGACAGCCGTTGGCAGCGAGCCGAGGTCGAACGCACAGCCTCCGAGTAGGGCGGAACTCTCTCCAGCCACGAGAAGCAGGCGCTGCCGCTGGGAAGGGAGCTGGGTGCGGTCGAGCATCACGGTAGCGAGCCCGAGTACTTCCTTGGCCTGCCCGTAGATGATGTGGGGCGGCGTGTTGGTGTGGGCTCGGACGAGGCGAACCAGGTCGTCCTCCAGCTGGTCCAGACTCAGGTCGGGAAGGATCTGGGCCGCGGCGTTGGTTGCGTGGTTGCGGGCTTCTCGCGCAGTCATGCGTAGTTCACTTTCATCGAGCACGGGGGCCAGCGTGAGGGCGGCCACCTGCTCGTCGTTCGCTGGTGCCAGTAGGGCTTGGATGGAGTAGCCGGGGAACATCCGCTCCAGAATCCGTGGAGCAGGGTGACGCGGGATCGCGGTAGCCCCGGAGCGCCACCGCTGCCAGGTGACCTCCGAGATTCCAGCTTCCTTGAAAGCGACATCCCGAGTCGCTTCGAAGAGCTGGTTTCCGGTGCTTCGATAGGCGACGGCGAACTCGCGGTAGGTCTGGCCCTGTTGTGTGCCTAACAGCCCGAACAGCGTCTTCTTCTCTGCATTCACTGGACAGCCTTGCCTTCCGCTGATGCCGCAGCTTGTCCTGCGAGGTGCCGTCCCTCTGTGACTACCACGCGAATACAGGGCCGCACACCCGTCACCGTGAAGTGATGGGCGAATGATGCCTCGATGCGCCAAAAGCCTCTGACGAGGCATCAAGTGAGGTGGTCGTTGACGTGGTTGTGTTCCGCGTTCGGCGGGACTCTGTCATCTCCGCAAGGCCCGACGCTCGGGTCCCGGCTATCCGTGAGGAGCCGTCTGAGTTGCGGGTGGTTCTCGATCAGCTCAGCGAGAGGTGCACGAGGTGAGTAACGCTGCAGTCCAGGGTCGACGGTGCGGCCAGGTGCGGGCACTGGTACGCAGGGCGCTCGGGATACACCGGCGGGGCGAGGTTCGTCGCCCGCCCGGCCGCCCGGCTCGGCCGGTTCGGGCGCCCTGGCGACCCTGGGCTATGGCGGGCGCGGGCTTCGTGTGCTCGGCGGCGGCGTACTCGGACGACCACGGAACCACGCATCTTGGGTACTTCGAGACCGCCGATGCCTACCAGGCCGTGACATGGGCGCAGACCCGCGTCGGACAGCTCGCTGAGCAGCTGCACCCGTGGACCGCCCCGTCCGCCATTACTTGGATGGCGAGTGTGGAGGAGGGGCGCGCCGCGATGGCCTCGCTCATGCTGGGCCAGCCGCTCCAGGTCGAGGTCGCGAACGCCGCACGGACACAGTACGTCGTGGTGGTCTCCAGGGCGCACAACGAGCAGCCCTCCAGGTGGTTGTCGTGAAGCCGAGCGGGGTCGCGAGGTCCGTGTCGACTCCTCGCCGGCCGATCCAGTTGCCTTCGCTGACCGCTGCCCCGAGTGCTCGTTCCTTTGACCACGGGAGCGAGGGCTGGGGAGGGCCGGGAACGCGTGAGCACTACTACGACGCCAAGGCCGACGAGGTGGAGGCTCGCCGCATCCGACACCGGCTGCTCGGCCTCGCAGAGCAGTGGTGGCCCGCAGCGACGGAAGACGAGCGGGACGCACTCGGCACCGTTGCCGCCGAACTCCTCGCAAACGTCGTCCGGCACGCTCCCGGACGCGTGACGGCGCTCTTGATCGACTCGGGCAACGGCAGCTGCGTGCTGGCCGTCGCCGATCAGAGCCCCACGGGACCGGTCACACGGCACGCGGAGCCTGGCCAGGCCGAGTCCGGCCTCGGCCTGGTCCTCGTCCAGGAGCTGACCAATAACTGGGGCTGGCACCCGATCCCGCGCGGCAAGGTCGTCTGGGCTCAACTGCCCATAAGCAGCGCCGCCTCGTGAAGCTCCGGCGGCCGCCGTCGGTAGAACCCGAGCGGCGGCCACCGGCACCAAGTCCCTCCCGGCGCTATCCGGGAGGTGCCTGAAATCAGTTCAACTCGCGATTCCAGAAGGGACCATGAACACTACCTTCGAGATCTGCAATGACGCTGGGAAGCCTGGGGGCGACCTGGTCGACAGCATCACCGTCGCTCTCCAGGCTGCTGCCCCCCTTGTCGAGCAGTTCTCCCAAATGCCGCTCCCGGACCGCGTGACGGTGCGCCTGCTGACGGTCGACGCGAGTTTGGACGTGTCGGCTCAGCATTTGAACCGCGGCTTCGCTGAAGCAGCGGAGCGCGTTGGGACGGAGAGAGCGCACCAGATGGCCGCGGTGCTTGCGGAAAGGGGCACTCGGCAGTACCGCCAGTCCGAACGGCTCATGAACCCCCTGCAGTTGGGCAAGGTCGTCTATGGTTCGGAGGACGGGGCTCCGCCAGAGCTGGTGATCACGCCAGCCGCTCACGGGGCGGCACGCTCCACTACGCGCATTCAAACCATGGTTTTCGCACACGAGTTGACCCACATAGCTCAGTGCCACAAGTGGCCCGGCATGCTCGCGTTCAACAACCTGCAGCAGCTCGAGATCACGCTGACCGGCCGGCCCCGCTCGGAGATGCGGTTGATTCCGCCGGTTAGCGAAGGGCACGCCATGGTCGTCTTCCGGCAGGTAGCCGATGAGCTGTTCGGGGCAGGCGCCAAGTTCCACGAGAAGGGCGATCGGGGGCCGACGCTGCGGTACTGGGCAACGGCGCTGCTGTCCTTGTTGCCTCCGCTGTGCTTGGTGCGTCTGATGTACAACCAGGGCACCAAGTTCATCAGGGCGGTCATGGCGGCTGGTGGTCCGCCGCTCGTACATTCCCTGTTCGAGGACGACGGAAAGCGCCTGCCCGTAGGGGTGGAAGTCGCCAGGCCAGGGCTGTGGTTGGCCCGTTTCGGCCCGGACGGCGGAGAGGCGTGAGACGGTCCCGGTGGCAGCCCACCCGGCACGGCATCGCCTCTGCGAGTGACGCCCGCACCGTCCTGCCGGCGGACATCGCGAGCCGGGGCCTCCCCTGGCCGGGGCCTGATACACCGGTCGACCTCGCAGTCCACCAACTCATCGACGTCATCCGCGAGTCCGTCTACCAGCCAGCGCGGTCCAGGCATGACGTACCTCCTGAAGCGGCTTGAATCCGTGCTCGCCTTAACCCATCACCAGTGAAGGAAGACGCTTATGGGAATCGCCACTCTCACCGACCTCGCCCCGTCACAGGAGAACTTCCTCGCGCTGGCTGCCAGCGCAAGGGACGAGAAGGTGTTTGAATCGCTGTTCATCTGGGGCGATCTGCAGACCCGCGACTATGCGACCGAGCTGTTCCGGCGCGGCGGCACATCGCAGGCTGACGTCGACGCGGCTGTCGCCGCGCGGCTCGCGCGGCGACAGTACATGGACGGCACCCGCACCTACCACGTCGTGATGACCGAGAGCACCTTGCTCTCGGGCTTCGGCGGACGAGAGGTGATGAACAATCAGCTCCGTTATCTACTGGAGGCCATGACCACGCCTGGCTTGACGCTCGGCATCATCCCGGCGACGGCTGAGATGCCGGTCGTCCCCGGTGGCGGCTTCGCGATCATCAACGGCGTGCGTGTGGAGTTCGACGACTACGAGGGCCACAGCACTGCCACCGACATGGCAGCGGTCAGGCGCTTCAACGACGCCTTCGATCAGCTCAGTAACGTCGCTGTGTTCGGCGACGATGCGCGAGACCTGATCACCGCGGTGATCGACGCCCGCTGATCGACGCCGGTCACCGGAACTGCCTCCGCCCGATGCTCAACATGCCCTGCTCGGCTGTCGCCGGCGAGAGCATACGGGGCCGCGCCACCCACAAGGACCGTGCGGCCCCACCCAGCATCTGACGACACCAAGTAACTGCCCAGCTCTTGCGCGGTGGTGAGAGCTGGGAGTTTCGAAGATCGGGCCGACGACCCGGTGTCTCTATTCCCAACTGACCGGCGCCTTAGGGCACTTGCCTGGGACCGACTCACTCCTCCCTCCATGCGGGGGACTACCGAAAGTACGGAGATGACAGACAAGTCACCATGCCACGCCATAGTGATCGCCTCCGGTGGGCTCGACAGCACCACCGTGGCGTACTGGCTCGCCGACCGAGGAGCCATCCTCACCATGCTGTCGTTCGACTACGGGCAGCGGCACCGTACGGAGCTGCAGTACGCCGGGCGTATCGCCGGTCACCTCGGTGCTTCGCACGAGGTCGTCGACTTGAGTGGGCTCGGTCGGCTGCTGACCGGGTCGGCTCTCACGGACCTGGGTGTGAGGGTCCCGGATGGCCACTACACCGCCGAGACCATGCGCAGCACCGTCGTGCCGAACCGCAACACGATCATGCTGTCCGTTGCCGTCGCGGGGGCCGTCGCGACGGGCGCGGACGCCGTGGCGTTCGGCGCACACAGCGGGGATCACGCGATCTACCCGGACTGCCGAGCCAGTTTCTTCGACCAGTTCGCGGCGATGACGCGGGAAGGCAACGAGGGTTTCCTCGCCGACGGGTTCGAGCTGCTGGCGCCGTTCATCGGCCTGACGAAGGCCGACATCGTGGAGATCGGGCGGCAGTTGGGCGTGCCGTTCGAGGACACCTGGTCCTGCTACAAGGGCGGCCAGGTGCACTGCGGGACCTGCGGGACGTGCACCGAGCGGATCGAGGCGTTCGCGCTGGCGGGCGTAAGCGACCCCACCGTCTACGCCAGCGCCACCCCAGGGGCGGCCTCGTGACCGCGTTAACCGGAGAGCACCGGATCGGCAAGCGGTTCCGGTTCGAGGCCGCGCACTACCTGCCCGGCCTGCCCGATGGGCACCAGTGCGCCCGGCTGCACGGCCACTCCTATGAGGTGGAGTTCGTCCTGACCGCCGACCGGCTGAGCGGGCCCGGCTTCGTCACGGACTTCGGGGACCTGGCGCCGGTCAAGATGATGATCGACAGTGCCCTCGACCACCGCGTCCTGAACGAGGCGCTGCCCGAGCTCGTACCGACCTCGGAGAACCTGGCCGCCTACTTGGCCGGCTGGTTCGTCGAGCACGTCGAGCCCGGCCTCCCTGGCCGCCTGACCGCGGTGCGGGTGTCGGAGACCGCGAGCAGCTGGGCGCAGTTCGAGGTGGCCCGGTGAGCGCGCCCGTCCGGGAGGAACCCGGGGCCCGGGGACTGCTGATCGCCGAGACCTTCGGCCCCACCTTCCAGGGCGAGGGCCCGACCGCCGGGCGGCAGGCGTTGTTCATCCGGCTTTCGCGCTGCAACCTGCACTGCCCCAGGTGCGACACCCCGTACACGTGGGACTGGACCAGGTTCGATCCGAGTGAGGTCTCCACCCGCCACAGCGTCGAGGACGTGGCGGCCTGGGTGACGGACCGGCTGACGGCGCGGGTGGTCGTCACCGGCGGTGAACCACTGATCCAGCAGCGCGAGCTGCTGAGGCTGGTCCAGCTGCTGCCGGACCGGCGGGTCGAGATCGAGACCAACGGGACGATCGTTCCGCTGCCCGAACTCGTGGGACTGGTCGAGGGGTTCAACGTCTCCCCGAAGTTGGCCGGCTTCGCGGCCCTGGACGATCAGGCGGTCAACGGCGCGGCGCTGCGGGTGCTGGCGGCGTCCGGCAAGGCCCGATTCAAGTTCGTCGTCCGGCAGGTCGCGGAGCTGGAGGAAATCGCGGCCCTGGTCGACGAGTTCGATCTGACCGAGGTGTGGGTGATGCCGGAGGGAACGAGCAGTGGCGCGGTGCTCGCGGGGATGCGCGCGCTGGCGGACGCGGTGCTGGCTCGCGGCTGGAATCTCAGCAACCGCCTGCATGTGCTGCTCTGGGAGGATGAACGTGGCCGGTAAGGACAGCAAGACGCCCGAGTGGGGCGGTCGTTCCGGATCCCCGAGGCCGCGCGTGTTGGGTAGCGGCCAAGCGTGTAGAGGGGGGAGCGGGAGCCTGCCTGCCACTCGGGCTGTGCCCAGCATACCCAACTCCTCGGCTGCGCGCGCCCATTCGCTGATGCCGTTTCTCGTGGATCCCAAGCACCTGAAGCGGGCGGCCCGTGCCTGCATGCGCCGGGGTGGGGCTCCTGGAGCGGACGGGATGAGCTGGGCGCAGTTCCGTACCGGCTTGTCCGGCCGCCTCGCAGATCTTGCTGAGCAGCTGCACGCCGGCACCTGGCAGCCGAGCCCCGTGCGGGAGGTCGCGATCACGGCCTACACCGGCAAGGTGTTCACGGCGGTGATTCCGACCGTCGCCGATCGGGTGGTGCAGCGGGCGATGCGCAACGCCATCGAACCGGTGCTGGAGGCAAGGGCGTTCGCCGACTGGGTGTCCGGCTACCGGGCCGGTCGCAACCGGATCACGGCGTTGCGAGACGCCGACCGGCACCTGCGGGCCGGGCACCGGTGGGTGGCGGACCTGGACGTGCGCCAGACCTCCGCCGGGTCCAGCGCGGCTGAGGTCACTGACTGGCTGGCCGAGCATGTCGCCGACGGGACCTTCCTCGGCTACTTCCGCAAGGTGCTGGAGCCGCTGCCGTACCCGATCGTGCCCGGCACCGCGCTGGCGCCGCTGCTGATCAACTTGCGGCTGTCTCGCGCAGACGCGGCGCTGGCCGGCTACTGGGTGGTGCGGTTCGCCGACAACTACTGCCTGTTCTGCCGTGACGAGAAGCAGGCTCGCGAGGCGATGGCCGCCGTCATGGAGGCCCTGGCCGGGTGCGGTCTTGAGCCGCATCCGGACAAGAGCCAGATCCGATGCGGTGTCAACGCCGAAGATCTCTTCCTGATCGCCGGATGAGGGGAGGCGACATCATGGAGAACAACCCTGACCAGCAGTTGGTGTGGGTTCCGGTCCCGGGCGGCATCTGCCTGTTCGGCGACCGGCAGCGCCGGGTGAAGGTGCCAGACCTCGAATGGACAGTCACCCCGCTCACCTTGGCCCAGGCCGGGCAGGGCGGCGGTGCGCTCCCGCTGACCGGCCTGGTCCACGCACAGGCCGCCCGGCTGGCAGCCGACCTCGGCGGGCGGCTACCCCGCTCCTCAGAGTGGGAGTGGGCGGCTTCCGGCCCCGGCCGCAGGCTCTACCCGTGGGGCGGCGAGGAGCCCGGCCCCGGCAGGGCGAACTTGCGCGGCGGCCCCGGCCGGCTGACCGCGGTGGACGCCCATCCGGACGGAGTGACGCAGCAGGGCCTACTCGACATGGGCGGTAACTGCTGGGAGTGGACCTCATCTCCGACCATCGGCGGCGGCTTCATCATCCGGGGAGGCTCCTACAACTCCCTGTCCCTGTACGCCCGGTGCACGTTCCTGAACGCGGCTCCGGCCGAGCTGGGCTCCGCAGGCATCGGCGTGCGGGTGGTGAGGGCGACATGATCAGGGACCTGGTGATCGCGGGTTGCTCCCGTCGCAAGGCACCGGAGCGCAGGCCGCTGCCCGCGTTGGAGCGGTACACCGGCGGTATCGCCCCGCACTTGCGGACGAGATTCGCCGGCCATCGGCAGGCGCGGGAGCGCATCCGCTTCCTGTCGGCCGAGCACGGGCTCATCCGCGCCGACGCCCTGCTCACCTCGTACGACCGGCAGCTGACGGTCGCGCGTGCCGAACGGCTGCGCCCACTCATTGCCGAGCAACTGGAGCACGAGTTCCAGAACCGGGGAGTCCCCGAGCGAGTTCTACTCGTGCTGGAGCCCGCGTACCTGGTGCCGCTCGCCGACCTGCTCGCCCACCCAGCACGGCCCGCCCTGCAATGGATTTACGACCCGCGCGGTTGGGCCGAGGCCGCCGCCGTCCTCGACGAATGGAGGTGGCCGTGACCGCCACGCTCGCGGATACGCTCAAGACGCGCTCCAACGACCACAGTTACATCACCGGTGGGTTCTACGGCGGTACCAGGGTTGGCTGGCACCAGCCGACTCCAGCAGCGGCCGCCGAAGGCCGTCCGCTGTCGGTGGTGCTCCCGGCCCACAACACCGCATACGCCCTGCCGACGGTGCTGGACGCGCTCGCCGCGCAGCACACCGCCGGGCCGGTGGATGTGATCGTCGTGGACGACGCCTCCACCGACAACACCTTCGAGATTGCCCGTCGGCACCCCGTGGTCACCACCGCCGTGCGGTTGGCGACCCGGTCCGGCTCGGCCGGTGCCCGCAACGTCGGCGCCCGCCTCGCCCAAGCGGAGAACCTGCTGTTCGTGGACTCGGACATGGTGCTGCCCTCGCACGTGCTCGCGGACTTCGCCGCCCGTGCCCGGCCCGAGACCGTGCTGACCGGCTTCCGCCACAACCTTCCCTTCCTGCGCACCGCGTGCGGGCCGATGCTGCCCGAGAACCCGCCGCAGCTGGCCGCCGACCACCGCGTCACCTGGACGCCGCCGATCAACACCCTGCTGCCGTACTCCGGCATCACGCTCACCGAGCCGCTGCACGGCCGACCGCTTGATGCCACCGACGACTTCCAGAACCTCGGGTACGGCCGGTTCTACTACGACTGGGACCTGCCCCGGATGGCTGTCACCGCGCTGCTCGGCGTCCCCCGCGAGCGCCTCGTGGACGTCGGCGGCTTCGACGAGGAGTTCGGCCGGATCGGCTGGGGCATGGAGGACACCTACCTGGGTGCCGCGCTGATTGCCGCTCGCTGCCTGGTCGTCCCGCTGCGTCAGGCCGTCGGCTACCACCTCGACCCGCCAGACGCCGCCGCCCAGTGGCAGACCAAGCTCGCCGCCTGGCCCGCCACCCTCGCCCACTACCGGACCCTGCTCGCCCAGCCGGCCCCCACCGGGCGAGGGCGCGACTTCGCTGCTGCCACCGACAAGCTCCTGACCGACGCCGAGGTGATCACCGCATGATCCGCACGTTCGCCGCCGCCGACATCCACGGCACCACCGTCGTCCACGACCCGGCCACCGGCACCAACCACCTGCCGGCGCGGCCGTTGCCGCCCGGACCCCTCGGCCTGGATGAGCAGGAGGTCGCGGCCTGGCCCGAGGCCATGCACGGCCAGCTCAAGCCGACCGCGCCGCTGAGCATGTGCTGGTCGCCGATCGTGCGGTGCAACCTCACCTGCCCGCAGTGCCTGGACGACAAGCGCGTGCGCGAGTCCACCGCCGAGGAGCGTCGCACCCTGGCCAGGCACATCGGCGAGTCCGGGATCTTGGGCGTGGACATCTCCGGCGGAGAGCCGCTGCTGTTGCGCGACCTGCCCGACCTCGCCCTGGCGATCCGCGCCGGCCGCCAGGCGGTGGTCAGCTGCACCACCAACGGCTGGCACCTGGCCAGGCGCGCCCCCGAGCTGGCCCCCGCGCTCGACGCCATCCGCATCTCACTGGACGGCGCCACCGAGGCCACCCACGACGCTTGGCGCGGAGCCGAGAGCTACAGCCGGGCGATCGACGGCACCCGTGCCGCAGTCGGCGAGGGTCTGCGGGTCCAGTTCCAGATGGTGCTGATGCGCTCCAACCAGCACGAGGCGCAGGCCCTGCTGGAGTTGGCCGCGCAGCTCGGCGTCGGCGGCGTGACCTTCCTGCAGATGCTGCCCATCGGCGAAGGCAAGGCCATCGCCGAACAGCAGATGCTCACCGACGACCAGGCCACCGCCGCCATCGAAGCCCTCACCGTCCCCGATGGGCTGCGGGTGCGGCTTCGTACCCGCGACAGCGCCGACGGCTTCACGGTGCTGCGTGCTGACGGCTACGCATGGCGCAATACCGGTGGCGCCACCGGCATCGCCGCGTTCATCCCCGTCACCGGCCCCCAGGATCTGCACCTGCCCACCGCCCGGAGCGCATCGTGACCGACACCGCCCAGCAGCCCGCTGGCGGGCAGCGCCTCTTCGCCCGCACTGCGCCCTACGTCCCCACCCTCTACCAGTGCTACGCCGCCGCCCGCCTCATCGCCGAGTCCGTGGTCGGATGCGAGCCACCGGTGACCGCGGTTGTCGGCATCGCCAACGGTGGCACCAGGCCAGCCACCGTGATCGCCGACTACCTCAAGGTCCCGCTGCACCTCATCATCGCTCGGCACAACCCGACGGACGAGCTCTGGCAGCAGGCCACCGGCGATGTCACCGTGACCCTACCTGGCGGTCTGCCAAGGCAGTTCGACGGCACCGTGCTGCTGGTCGACGACATCGCTGGGTCCGGCGCCACCTTCACGGCCGTCTCCCGCGCCCTGCTCGGTACCGGGGCCGTACTGAAGACCGCGGCGCTGTGCCGCAATGCCGGCTGCGCCGAAGGCCCCGACCGCTGGGTCTGGGACGTGGACGACTGGGTCGTTTTCCCCTGGGAGGCAACCCACTCCGGCGAGACCCGGCAGCTGCCGGTGCCGAAGGAGGTGGCGACCCGGTGACCACGAGCGCCACGTCCCGTGGCGTGCTGCTTGTCCTCGTATCCTGGGCGCCCGACGCCCCCGCCGGCATCGAACGCGCCACAGCTGCCCTCGCTCTGGGCCTCGCCCAAGCAGGGCACCGCCCCGTCATCGCCACCGCCGCCCCACTGCCTGACCGGCCTGGCCTGCCGGGCGTGCGGGTGGAGCGGCTGCACCTGGCCGGGGTGACGTTCCCCTGCGACGACGAGACCCTGCGCCGCGCTATCACCTGGCAGGACAATGACCTCTGCCAGCAGATCCGCGAGCTGATCACCCAGCACCGGACTGACACCGTCCTGTTCGCCGACGCGCTGTGGGGACTCGGTCGCCTGAGCGGTGACCTCCCAGGCCACGTTCACCGTGTCCTGGCCGCCCACGTCCAGCCCGCCACCCTGGACGCCGGCCCGGCGCTGGCCAGGGCGAGCCACGTCATCGTCCCCTCCGCCTTCATCCACGAGCAGCTGGAGCTGGCAGGATGGGCGCTGCCGGCTACGAGAATCGTGCCCAACGCCTTGCTGTCCGGCCCGGCAGTTGCCGCGCCCAGCAGTGCACGGCGCGAGGAGCTGCGCCGCAGCGGCCCGGTCAGGGTCCTGGCCCGGCTCGGGGCGGAGAAGGGCGTGGCCGAACTCCTCGAAGCCGCCGCCGGCTGGGACCGTCCGCTGGACGTTGCGCTCGCCGAAGCCGGATTCGAGGACGCCACAGGCTCCCAGGCCACGCTGCTGGCCCACTGCCGGACGCTGGCCGTCCAGCACTCGAACGTCCGACTTCGTGGCGCGCTCGCCTGGCAGGAGGTGCTTGGCTGGCTCGCGGACGCCGCTGTGGTGATCGTTCCGAGCCACCGGGAAACCTTCGGCCTGGTCGCGCTGGAGGCCATGAGCGTCGGAACTCCAGTCGTCGCCTACCGCGTCGGCAACCTGCCCGCGCTCATCGAGCCGACGGGGCACGGCGAACACCTGCTCGTGCCGCGCGACGCGGGCCCTAACGCCCTCCACAAGGCGGCACAGACCCTCCTGGAAGATGACATACTGTACGGCGCGACTACACAGACCGTGTACCGGCGGGCCCAGGACTTCACGCCCTACCGGATCGCCAACCTCTTCTTGGAGGCGATCTCGTGATGCCCGCATCCACCACCGGCCCCGCCCCGCTCCTGCTCGTGGACGGCTTCAACGTCTTGTGGGCCGGAACCTTCGGCTTCCCCGCCGAGGTGCGCTCCCGCGACAAGACCCGTGAACTCACCGGCCTGTTCGCGTTCTTCGCCCTGCTGCGCGCCACGATCCGCGACGACCTCGATGTGGACCCACCTGAGGTCGTAGTTGTCTTCGACGGGGAACACGGCACCGCTGATCGCGTGGCCGCCGACCAGGGCTACAAGGCCAACCGCGAGGCGACCCCTGAAGCCCTCAAGCCGCTGCAGTTCCTCGCCCCGGTCAAGGAGGGCCTGGACCAGCACGGTATCCGTTGGGTCGAACTGCCAGATCAAGAGGCGGACGACGTGATCGCCACCCTCACCACACGGGCCGCCCAGACCCGACCGGTGCGGATCATGTCCCGCGACGCCGACTACTACCAGCTGCTCACCGACCAGATCCGCATCATCAATCGATCCCGCAAGGCGACCCGGCGGCTCATCACCACCGCCGAAGTCATCGAACGCTACGGCGTCACCCCCACACAGTGGCCGGACTTCCGCGCCCTGACCGGCGACAAGTCCGACAACATTCCTGGCGTCAGGGGAGTCGGCGCCAAAGTCGCCTCCCAACTCCTTCGCGACAACATCGCGTTGGATGACCTGCCGACCTCGGGTCGACTGGCCGGCGCCAAGGGTAAGGCGATCATCGCGAGCTGGGGCGACGTCTTGCGCTGGCGCGACGTGATCACGATGCAGCGCGACCTCGATGTGCCGCTCATCCCTACGGGCGAGGTCAGCCCCCAACTACCCAAGCCCGCTGAGGTGGTGGAGAAACTGGGGCTGTGGTGAGCGCCCCTGGTTCGATCCTGGCCCTCTTCGCGCACCCCGACGACGCCGAACTCTGGGCAGGTGCCACTCTGGCCCACCATGCCGCCCACGCCCGGGTCACCGTCGCTGTTCCCCACCGGGACGCCGTTCGGGATGCCGAGGCCGTCGCAAGTGCCGCGGTGCTCGGCGCCGACCTGCGTCAGCTTCCCGTCCTCGATGCCCCGGCGGTTCATGCCCTGCTCATGGACACCGAGCCCGACATCGTCATCACCCACCCGCTGCGCGACGTGCACCCCGAGCACCGGGCCGTCGCCGAAGCCGTCCTCACGGCCCTGCCTGAACCGGTGATCGCCACCGGCCTTCCGAGCAGGCTCTACACCTGCGACACCTACAACTCGCTCACTCTGGACGGTCCGCTGCGGGCCGACACCATCGTGGACGCAACTGCCACGTTCCCCACCAAGATCCGGGCGCTGAAGGCCCACGCCTCCCAGCCAATCGCCGAGCACTTCGGCCCGATGGCCGAACACCTCGGCCGACTCTGGGGTGCCCGGATCGGCGCCGACTACGCCGAAGCGTTCACCGCCCTGCCCATCCTCGGTCGCCTGCCTGCGGCCACCCAGCTCTGACCACACCATCGTCCGAGCCGAAATCGGGTCGACCCCACGCCGGGCCGCCACCGGTATCCGTCATGCAATGGCCTCAACCGTCATGCCCTGAAAGGGGAAACCATGGCATCCATACCAACTCCCACCCGCCGCCCTGTCGATACCGGGCGCGTCGAACACCTCACCCGCGAACTGCTCGTCGCTCTCGGCGAGGACCCCGACCGCGAGGGCCTGGCCGACACGCCACGCCGGGTCGCCGCGTGGTGGACGGACTTCCTCGACCGCGACCACGGCACACTCGGCACCACCTTCACCCACAGCACCACCCACGACGACTTCGTCCTGCTGCGCGGCATTGAGGTCTGGAGCCTGTGCGAGCACCACCTGCTCCCGTTCCGTCTCACCGTCTCCATCGCCTACGTTCCCCAAGCACAGGTCCTCGGCTTGTCCAAGCTCGTCCGTCAACTCCGAGTCCACGCCCACGCGTTGCAGCTCCAGGAGCGCATCACCGCTGACGTCGCCGGCGACCTTGCCAAGGCCGCCGGCACGGACGACGTCGCGGTCTACGCCGAGGGCGAGCATCTGTGCATGAGCATGCGTGGCGTCGAGACGGGATCGGTGCGGACCGTCACGTCCTGCCGTCTCGGCCGTACCGCCAGCGACCCCGAACTGGCCGCCCGGATTGAGCGGTTGGCTCTTGCATCTGCTCGATAGGCGCTCGGCGAAGCCTCGTCCCATCCTGGTGCTGGCGCGCCGGTCCGGTGGAGTGTCAGCTGCGATTCCTACGCTCAGAGCCATGACTACCCCCACACCCATGGCCACGGTCGACGCTGGCGGGCTGCTGCCCGCCAGCGTTGCTGGTTTGGTCGAACGACGACTCCTGACCGACATCGTGCGCATCTACCGAGCGGGTGCACCCGTCCTCAACCCGGACACCGGCCAGATGGAACCCGGCCCGGACACCGTCATCTGGGAGGGGCCCGGAGCGCACAAACCCGCTGGAGGCCCTGGGCTGGTCCTGCGCCTGGAAGGCCAGGCGTACAAGGACGACGGGGACTCCCGGTACATCCTGTTCACTCCGCTGTCCGCCCCGGCCGCTCAGGTGGGCGACATGGTCACCGTCGTGCACAGCGATGACAGCGCGGCGGTCGGCCGGGTGTGGCGCGCCATGGATCCGGGCGAGTCCGGCACCGTGCAGGTCGTGCGGTCCACCTGGATGCGAATCGAACACGTCGCGTCGGCTCCGGGTGGTGCTTCGTGACGGTACCTGTGGACCTGGGTGCGGTGCGCCAGCACCTGGAGACAACGGTGATGGTGGACCGGGTGCGGATCAGCCGCCCGACCGGCATCGCCGTGCTGGATCCGGAGACCGGTCTTGTTGGGCCGGTGCCCGTGGTGCTCGTATGGGAGGGGCCCGGAGCGGTGCTCTCGGCGCATGGCCTGACGACGGTCGAGCAGTTGGTGGGCGGCAAGTGGCTGGATGGCTCCGCGAGTTGGTATGGCTTGGTGACGCCGCTGTCTGCGTCGCTGCCGCAGCGCGGCGATCTGGTGTCCGTCGTATCGGCGGCGTCGGCGACGGCCGGAACGGTAGGTCGCACCTGGCAGGTGCTGGATCCTGCGGAGGCCAGCACCGTGGAAGTGGCTCGTGTGACTCGTCTTGACGAGATCACCGGTCCATGAGTTTCCGAATCTGGAAGCACCGCGACCGAGTACGGTCGGCAGCATGACGCACACCTTCGCAAATCCCGCCGACGCTGCCGAAGCGATGATCCAGCAGGTCTTGGAGCTGCGCCACCGCGTGGTGCAGAGCCGGTTGGACGCTGTCGGGTTTGGGCGCACCAGCGCCACGTTCCACGGCGCGGAGCAGGTGACGAGCGCCATGCGGGAGGACGCTATCCTCCAGTGCCTTGGGTTCGTATTGGGGGCCACGGACGAGGCTTCCGTCGATGCCTTCGTCGAGGCCTGGGCCGTGAGAGCCGGTGTAGACCTTGGCGATGCTGCGGTGCGTATCCGGGAGATGCCGACTGCGGGTGACTTGTACGACCAGCAGGCCAAGGAGCAGGTGCTTGAATCGCTCCGCGACGCAGGTGAAGACGGCTTGTCGAAGACGAGGTTTCTCCAATTGCTCTCCGCTGACCGCCTCGCGTTCGGCCGTGGGGGTGAGGACAGTCGCTGGCTTCGACAGTGGCTTCGCGAAGGTGTAGTGATTGAGCGTCAGCGCGGGCGCGGCACGAACTACGTGCATCGAGAGTTCAGCATTTTCCGTGCTCCGGCCTCGGAGTCAGGCAAGCCGTAGCCAGTAGTGCGGACCGCTGATGATCGTGACCGAGCTGTGTCGGTTGCGCTGCCTAGGGTCGTCGGTATGAGTACTGACACGCAGGTGCCGAGCCGGGTGCGGATCACTGCATCCGGCCTGGACTCCTCGCTGACGATCGACGGGCACGATGTGTCCGATCAGGTCCGCTCCTACACGCTGCACCACCAGGCGGGGCAGGTGCCTCAACTCGCGCTGTTGCTCGGACCCTCTGCGGCAGATCATTGGGAGGGCGTAGCCAAGGTAGTGGTCGGCGTTCCGCCGGACCCGGGTCCGGCTGCTGCCTCCTTTCTGGAGGCGATCGACGCGGGCGAGCTGGAGCGGACCGTACTGAACCGGCACGACCTGATGGATGGGCAGCCGGGGGAGTACACCCGGGCCGTGCTGGCGCAGCTGACCGAGTGGGCAGCAGGCCGGTGGGGGCTGCTGGAGGAGATCGCTTGATGGCCTCGCCTGTGAACCCGCACCCGAACGCGCACCCGTCAGCCGGGGCGTACAGCAACGGCGCGCAGCTGGCGGTCCAGTTGGAGGCGCGGGCTGCCGCGCTGCTCCCTGCGGCCGTTGCGGTGGTGCGGCATCATGCGATGCTGCTGGAGACTGCGATCAAGGCGCAGGCGTCCGGCCGGCCGGGCCCGAACGCGGTGACGGGCGACTACCGGCGGTCCTGGACGCACGAGGTGCGCACCGTGTCAGGTGGGGTGGAGGCGGTAGTCGGGACGAACAAGCCTCAGGCCCGTCGTCTGGAGTTCGGGTTCGTCGGCCCGGACATTCTGGACAGGGTCTTCCACCAGCCGCCCTACCCGCACGTTGCTCCGGCCGTGGCCCAGATCGAGCCGCTGTTCACCGCTGCCATGGCCCGGCTTGCCGAAGGGAGCGGTCAGTGAGTGCGTTCGACGACGATCTGCACGCCGCGATCGCGGGAGTTCTCAGCTCGCATGGCCTGGGCATGCTCGGCCGGGCGGTAGTGGTCGCCGAAGTCCATGACGACGACGGCGAGCTCGGCCTGATCACCCAGCCGCTGCCCGACACCATGCCGATCTGGGACCGCACCGGCCTGCTCGGCTACGCCTCATTGGACCTGGCCGGGCAGGTGACCGCCGCGCGGGTCGTAGAGGTGGAAGCCGACGACGAGGAGGAGGAGTAGCCGTGGCCGTATCAGGGCGGGTGATCTCTCTGGCGGTGCAGGCGGCGCTCGCGTCCGCGACCGGGCGCAGCTGCGGCTACGGGGCGGCGCCGCTGGTCGCCGACAAGCCGACCGGGAACACCATCCCGTACTGCGTGCTCTACCCACTTGGTACCGCCCCGATGGACGGGCCGCCGTTCGGCGATGCGGATGCGGACGCGAAGGTGCTGGTGCAGGTGACGAGCATCGGGTCGACCGCCGAGCAGGCCGAGTGGATGGCCGACAAGGTCCGCACCACGCTGCTCGGACGGACCGTCAACAGCGGCTTCGCCACGCCGATCACGCCGACCGGGTTCGCGGTGATGGGCCGGGAGCTGGACAAGAGCGATGGGATCAGTGTGGTCAGCGGCGTATACAGTTACGTCGAGCGGTTCGCCCTGCACGTGACGACTCCGGGTAGCTGACCGCTGAGCACGTTCTCACCGTGGAGACCTCGCACGGACGCCCGGCCGCCGGCACGGGCTGACTCCCTTCCGCCCTGCTGGGGCGGCTGGTTGGGGTCGGGTCTCCGGGTACTCCGGGCCGTCCCCGGATTGCGAGAGTCAGCGTGGCCACCACGCAGCAGCGGTTCATGCGCCGCGGCGTCACCAGGATCTTCTTCGTCAAGACCATCGCGGCGGCGAGCAACATCCCGACCCGGGCCGAGCTGAGCGGGCCCGGCGGGACGGACCTGTCGAAGCTGGTGTCCGACGTCGAGGGCTGGGCGCTGGAGAACAGCCCGATCGACACCCCCGACCTGGGCTCTACGTTCGCCAGCAGCATTCCGGGCGAGGACAAGGCTGCCACCTCCAGCCTCACCTTCTACGAGGACCTGGCGAGCGAGGTCGTGGAGACCCTGCTCAGCAAGGGCGTCACCGGGTACGTGGTGATCCTCCGCAAGGGCGACGTCCCGAACTCCAAGTCGATGGATGCCTTCCCGGTGCGGGTCGCCTCGCGCGCCGCGTCGTACTCGACCGGCACGGAGCCGGCGAAGTTCAAGGTCGTCTTCGCGGTGACCGACGTGCCGACCCTGGATGCCGCGGTCCCGGCCGCTGCGGCTGGCTGAGCGGGGCGGCGATGAGCAGCATGATCGAGCCGCCGCCGACAGCGGTAGCCAAGGACGCGCACTGGGCGCGGAAGATGGCCCGGCTGCGGGCCCGCCGCCTGCCAGAGCGCACCGCCTCCTTCTGCGATGACCAGAGCGCCAAGGACGCGGTGAACCGCGCCTCGATCGGCCTGGCGACCGCGCGGGCAGCAGCGCGCACCGCCGCCGACACCGAGGGCGTGCCGCCGGAGCAGCGCGAGCAGTGGGCCGAGCAGCACCCCCTGGTCACCGCCGCGAAGGAGGCGCTGGACCGGGCGGAGCGTGAACTGGACTGCGCCACGGTCGAGCTGACGTTCCGGGGGTTGCCGAGGCCGGTGTGGGAGCAGCTGCTCGCGGAGCATCCGCCGACCCAGGAGCAGGCCGACAAGGGCCAGGAGTACAACGTGCACTCCTTCCCGGCCGCGCTGGTGGCCGCCTGCCACGTCGAGCGCGACACCGACGGCGCCGAGGTCGATGGGCTGAGCGTGGCCGAGGCCCAGGAGCTGCTGGACACCTGGTCCGATGCTGACGCGCGGGCGCTGTTCACCGCGGCGCTGCTGGTCAACCAGACGGTTCGGGCCGACCTGGGAAAAGGCTGACCGCCGACCCGGCCTTCCGGGCGGAGATGGAGCTCGCCGACCGGTACGGGATCCCGCACAGCCAGCTGACCGGCGCCGGATCGGGCCGGTGGACGGCGCTGGACCGAGCGAAGGCGCTGGCCTTCCTCGCCTACCGGCGGCATGTGTGCGACGGGTGCGGAACCCGGGCGGCGGAGTGGGACGAACGCGCGGGAGGTGACCGGTTCGCGTACGTCGCCGAGACGGTGCGCTGCCCGGGCTGCGAGCTGGTGGAGATGGAGCGTGAACGGGTCCCGGACGGGGCCGAGGGACGCGGGGTGAAGATCGGGCTGCGGCCCAGGAAGGAGTGACCGGCGTGGCCGGCGCCTACACCCTATACGTCCAACTCCAGGCCGGGCTGTCCGGGTTGACGAACGGCCTGCGCGGCGGGGCCCAGCAACTGCGGGCCTTCGACGGGCAGCTTGGCGCCACCCGGGCAGCCCTGGAGCGAGTGGAGGCGGCGGCCGAACGTCTGGGCCGCGCCCAGGTCTCGGCGGCGGCCGAAGCGGCGCGCGCCCAGACCACGGTCCGCGAAGCCGTCGAGCGCACGGCCGCCGCCGAGACGGCCGCCGCAGCCGCCGGCGAGCGGGCCGGGCGGGCTCAGGCGGTCGCCGCCTCGGCCGCCGCCCGCGCGCAGGCCGAGCAGACGGCGGCAGTGGAGGCCACGGCCCGCGCCCTGCGGGCTCAGGAGCTGGCCGCGACGATGGCCGCCCGCGCCCAGCAGACCACGGGAGCCGGTGCGCTCGCCGCCCAGCGCACCGCCGAGGCCGCAGCCGCTTCAGCAGCACGGGCAGGCGAGGCACAGGCAGCGCAGGCGGTGCGGGCCGCGGCCGCACAGGAGACGGCTGCTCGTGCGGCACGCCTGGCCGAGTCGACCAGCGCCAGCGCCACAGCGGCAGCGGTCGCTGCCACCCAGGCCCGCACCGCCCAGGCCGCTACAGAGGAGCAGGCCGCGCGCCGCACTGCAACGGCCACTGCCCAAGTCACGGCTGCCGAACGGGAAGCCGCCGCGGCGACGCAGGCCGCCAACGCCGCCCGCACCGCCAGCTACGCCAAGAGCGGCCTGCTGATCGGCGCGATTCTCGCGGCTGGCATCGCCCAATCGGTGGCACTGCAACGGGAGATGGCCAACGTCCTGACCATCTCCGAGCAGATCACGCCCCGCAACCTCGGCGTCTACACCGAGCAGATCATTGCAATGTCCAAGGAACTTCCGCAGTCTGCCCGGCAGTTGGCCGAAGGCCTCTACCAGGTCGTCTCGACCGGGTTCGACGGCGCGCAGGCGATGGAGATCTTGCACGTCGCCGCGAAGGGCGCCTCCGCCGGCCTGACCACCACCGAGGTCTCCGCCAGGGCCCTGCTCGGGGTCCTGAAGGCGTACGGGCTGCCCGCCTCGCAGGCGTCCGACGTGATGGACGTGATGTTCCAGATCGTCAACAAGGGTGTCGTCTCGTTCGCCGAACTCGCCCAGCAGCTCGGCGACGTGGTGCCTATGGCGGCGGCCGCCGGAGTGAAGTTCGACGACCTCGGCGCAGCCCTGGCGGGCATCACCCTGGCCGGCATCCCAGCCGCCGAGTCGGCCACCGCACTCAACATGCTGATGACCCGCCTGATGCGCCCCACACGGGAACTGACCGACCTGATGCACGACTTGGGGTACGAGTCGGCGGCCAGCGCCGTGCAGCAGGATGGCCTGTACGTGGTCATCCAGAAGGTGAACGCCGCGACCAAGGGCAGCGCCGAGCAGACCGTGCAGCTGTTCAAGGACATCCGCGCCGTCCGCGCCGTGCTGGCACTCGCGGCCGCCGACGGGAAGAACTACTCAGACGCCTACCAGGCGATCGCCATCGCGACCGAGCGCGCCGGAGCCACCCAGAAGGCATACGCCCTGCAGGCGAACACGGTGGCCGGGCAGTGGGACCTGGCCCGCAACCGCGCCGCAGCCCTGGGCATGGACATCTCGCGGCTGCTGCTGCCGGTCCTCCAAGAGCTGACGGCCGACACCTCGGCGGTCATCGGAGCGATCGGCGACTTGCCCGCACCGGTCAAGGACCTCGCCGGAGTCCTGATCGCGTTGGCCGCCGCCGGGATGCTGACCCGTTCCGCCCTCTCCGTGGTCTCCTCCCAGCTGACAGCGTTCCGTGCCGCCACTGCCGAGGCCGCGGCCGGCGGCTCCGTGCTGCCGGTGATCCTGCGCGGCGCCAGCCTGGCGGTGACCGGCCTGTCTTCGGTCCTGGCACTCGGTGTGCTCGGCTACGCCGCCTACTCGGCGTCCAAGCAGCACGCCAAGCAGGTCACCGACGACCTGGCGGCGGCGCTGCGCCGCGAACGCGAAGAACACGAGCAGGGCGCGGGACTTCGAGCACTGGCTGAGTCGTTGTCCGGCTCTGACGACCTGAAGAAGCTCCAGGCCGCTGGCTTGGCGTTCAACGAGATCGTCGACGGGCTGGTGAACGGCGGCGACAAGCTGAGCCAGCTCAAGGACCGCCTGGACGTGGGCAAGCTCGCCTCCTGGAACAAGGACCTGATGGCGTACGACCCGAGCTACGACAAGGCCAAGGAGATCCTCGACCAGCGCCGCAAGACCTGGTCGGACGCCGTCCGCAAGGATGCCGAGCTGGCGGACGCGATGAACATCATCAGCGCCAAGGTGAACAACGCCGTCCAGACCTCGGCGAAGGCCTGGAACCTCGACATGCTCGTCCCGCATGGCAAGAACGGCGAAGCCCAGTACACCGACCAGATGAAGGCCATGGCCAAGGCGATCGGTGACGTCGTCTCGCCGACGACCGCGTGGAAGGACGCGCAGGACAAGGCCGCTTCCTCCACCCGCGCGGGCGCGCTGTCGGTGGACCTGGCCAAGACCAGCATCGGCGAGTACATCGACAAGCTCGCCGACCAGCACAAGACCACTCAGCAGTTCCAGCAGGACCTTCAGGAGCTACGGGAGCGCGGCTACGGCCAGCTCGCCGAGCACTTCGCGCAGCTCGGCGATGCCTCCGCCGGCATGGCCTCCCAGCTGGTGGAGAACCTGCGCCAGGGCAAGGCCGGGGCCGCTGAGCAGCTGACCGGCCTGGTCCAGGTCACCAAGGCCAAGCTGGACGACTACATGGCCGAGCTGCGCACCCAGCTGCAGGCCCAGCGCGACTGGCAGCACAACCTGTCCGAACTCGCGCTGGCCGGCTACAGCGATCTGACCGCGCACTTCGCCGACCTCGGCCAGTCGGCGGCGCCGATCCTGGACGAGCTGGTCAAGCAGCTCAAGGCCGGGCACACCCAGGTCGCCGACGAGCTCCAGTCGATCGTGGCGGAGTCCACCGCCCGCTCCCAGGCCACCTACCAGGCCGGGCTGGAGCAGCTGCCCGCGATCGCCGCCAAGTACGGCGCCGACACCGCCCGCGCCTGGGCCACGGCGGCCGAGACCAACGACGTCGCAGCCTTCGGCAAGGTCCTCCAGCAGATGGCGGTCGCCGACATGGCCAACGCGGTCAAGATGGGCACCGACGCCTCCCGCCAGCAGATGGCCATCGGCTTGGACCTGGTCACCCAGGTCGCCGGCGCCAAGGGCCTCGACTCCGCGCAGGCCTTCGCCGACGCCCTGCTCGCCGGGGACATCAACCGGGCGATGACCACGCTGGCCACGATCTGGGGCGCCGACCAGCCGATCAGCCCGCCCGACCTGAGCGCCGTCATCGCCGCGTTCGGCACCGCCGGGTCCCAGGCCAAGGACCAGTGGTCCGCGATGCTCCAGCTGATCGAGCAGGTCTCCAAGGAGCGCGGCCAGGCCACCGCCCAGGCCCTCACCAAGGCGCTGCTTTCCGGCGACATGGGCGCCGTGCAGGCTGAACTCGACAAGATCGGCGCCTCCGTGCGCGCTATCCCCGGCCAGAAGACCATCACCGTGTCCGTGGACGCGCCAAGCTCAGTGAACATCCCGATCTACCTCCAGCAGCAGAGCAAGAACGAGAAGGAGATGGAGCGCCTCGGTCGGGAAGCCAACGGCGGTGTGCTGTCCTTCTACGCCCAAGGCGGCATCCGGCGCGAAGAGCACGTCGCGCAGATCGCCCCGGCCGGGGCCTGGCGGGTCTGGGCCGAGCCGGAGACCGCCGGCGAGGCGTACATCCCGCTCGCAGCTGGCAAGCGGGCTCGCTCCAGGCAGATCCTCCAGGAAGTCGCCCATCGGTTCGGCGGCCAGGTTGTATACGGCCTCGCGGCAGGGCGCCAGTTCGCCGACGGCGGCATCCTCACCTCGACGGCCGCACCGCCGCGCACGTTGGCCGCCACCCAACGGGTCATCAAGCTCGTCCCGGCCCAGCCGCCGGGCCGAACCGTTGTGATCGTCCAATCACCCGAACAGGCACGGCCGTTGATCGGCTCGATGCCGATCACCATCACCGGTGGCGGCGACCGGCCCGAAGCGTTCGCCGACGCCGTGATGCGCCGAGTACGCCACCTCCAGCGCGGAGGCCGCGCATGACCAACACCCCGCTCGCGGACTGGCAGTTCGACCTGGCCGGCCTGGTGATCGGCCACGGCACCGACATCCCGGTCTCCGACATCGAGCAACAGACGGAACAGCGCACTGCCGACGTACCGATCCCCGGCGAGGACGGCACCTTCCCCGGCCGCGACCTCCTCGGCAGCCGCACCCTGCGCATCGAGGCCGGCATCCGCACCCCGGGCGACCCCGAGGCCGCGCTCGCCCTCCTGGCCCGCCTGGAGCAGACCGCCGCCGACCCGGCCGTGCGAACCACAGCCGGCTCCACCGCGGTGCTGCGGGCCAAGCGGCCCGGCCAGGGCGTGCGCCGCCTGGTCGGCAGAGTCCGCCGCGCCGGAGCGGTCAGCATGGCCCGCGCCGTGCACGGCTGGATCCCCGTGGAGATCGAGTTCACCGCCACCGACCCGGCCTGGCAGGCCGACGACCTGTCCGGCCTCACCGTCGGACTCGACCCCGGCGCCCAGCTCGGCCAGGGCTTCACGGCGCCGCTGCGCGCCCCGATCACGACCGGCGTCGCCACACCGGAGGCCCGGCCCGGCTGGGCCACCAACCGGGGAGACCGGGCGGCGTGGCCGAGCCTGCGGATCACCGGGCCGGTCGTCAACCCCAGCGTGTGGGTGGTAGAGACCGGCCAGCGCCTCGACCTGGCCATCACCCTCGCCGTGGGCGAGTACCTGGACATCGAGACCGCCCCCGGCACCCGGTGGCTGATGCTCAACGGCCGCTCCTACGCCGCCGGAGCCCTGCGGTCCGGGCGCCTGGACCGCCTCACCCTCCCACCGGGGCGCAGCGAGATCCGCTGGACCGCGCTCGACTACAGCGGCACCTCCCGTCTCGCCGTCACCTGGCGCGACACCTACAACAGCCTTTAAGGAGACACGAGTTGACCCTGATCAATCCGCCGCTGATGGTCACCGGCGGCATCCACCCCGCCAGGGCCATGCGGATGATGATCCGTGACCTGTCCCGGGGCTCCCAAGGCATCACCGAGGGCGGCGACTTGAAAGTCAGCGCCCTCACCACGCCCGGCCCCGGGGTGCGGGTCGGGCCAGGCAGTGCGGTGATCCGCGGCGCCGCGTGGGGCCAGGGCTCCTACACCCAGGCCAACGCGGGCGACACCGTCGTGCCGATCGCCCCGACCAGCGCCAGGGACCGCATCGACCTGATCGTCCTGCGGATCGAGGACCCCGAGTACGAGGGCAACCGCGACCCCGCGAAGGACGACATCGGCTACATCCAGGTCATCTCCGACGTGTCCCGCGGCGCGCTCACCGTCCCGCCCGGCATGACCGCCATCCCGCTGGCCTGGGTCTGGCAGCCGCCGAACTGCCAGACCGTCACCAGCAACATGATCAACGACCTGCGGCAGCTGGCGAACCCGCGCCGGGACCGGCGCCTCCAGACGATCACCTCGTTCACGCCCTCGGAACTGCCTGCCCAGTCAGGAGTCTGGCAGTCGAACTGGCCACCCAACGCGGCCATCACCATCGACGTGCCGCCGTGGGCCACACTCGCCCACTTCGTCACGACCCTCACCGGTCTGCGAGTGTGGGGCGAGACCTACATCGGATTTCGGAACCTCTACGGCGGCAACCCGCTGACCGAGTTCAAGGTCGACACCGACACCATCACCAGCGCCTCTCGCGTGAGCCAGGTCTGCGCAGACGTCGTGTTCGTCCAACCCGCCCATCGCGGCACAAGGCAGGAACTGCGCCTCCAGGCAGGTCGGTACCTCGACATCAAGGGCGGCTGCAACGTGGACGGCGCCACCGCCTTTGTCTTCGATGTCGAGTTCGTCGAAGGGGTGCGGTGACACATGCCCGGCGCCTACCGGTACTTCACCACCCACGCCGTCACCGGCGAGGTACTGAGCATCGACCTGCCGCTCGCCGACGTCGAGTTCGGCCCCGAGCTCAACGGTCCCGGTCGCTTCACCGGCACCCTGGCACCAGACCTGCCAGGCCTGGACGTCCGCCAACTGGACTCCGGGACCGTGCTGTTGTGGGCCGAGCGCGGCGAACAACTGCTCTGGGGCGGCCTGGTGTGGCGCGCCGAACCCGACGAGGAGCGGTACCGGATCGAGGCCGCAGGGTTCTCCTCCTACCTCGGACGCCGCTTCGACCTGCACGGCAACCTCTCCGGCCGTGCACCGTACAAGGGCACGGACCCGTGCCAGGTGATCGCCGACGTGTGGGCATACTGCCAGGCGCAACCCGACGGCGACCTCGCCGTGATCGTCGAGCAGCCACCCGGCGGCAGCCCAGGCCGACTCGGCACCACGGAGCAGCCCTACACCGTCAAGGAATGGGAAGCACCGAGCCTCGCAGCCGTCGTGCGCGACGCCGCAGGCGTGGACGGCGGACCGGAATGGACCGAGCGCGTCACCCGCACCCCGGACGGCCGCCTGGAGCGCCGTATCGTCCTGGACTCACCGCGCCTGGGCACTCGCCGCGCCGACCTGGTCTTCGCCACCGGAGTCAACATCATCGACAAACCGACCGCGGCAGCCGACGGCGACCAGTACGCCCAGGTCCTCGTCGCGCTCGGCGCCGGCGACGGCAGCGCGAAAGTCCGCACCACCGACGCTATCCGTGACGGACGCCTACGCCTGGAAGCCGTCCTGGATCGGCCCTCCATCACCGACCGCACCGCCCTGGCAGCCCTGGCCCGCACCGAGCGGATCCGCCGCTCCCAACTCGCCCAGGTCACCGAGATCACCGTGCACGACCACCCAGCCGCGCCGATCGGCTCGTGGCAGGTAGGCGACGACGTGCGCGTGCAGATCCACGAGCCGCGGATCGACTTCGACGGCTGGCGACGCATCGTCGGCTGGACCCTCCAACCCGACCACGCCGGCCAGGAAACCGCCACCCTCCACCTTGCCAACGCCTACACCTCGTGAGGAGACCGAGAGTTGACCGATGCCATCACCCAACTCGCCCAGCGCATCGCCGCGCTGGAGACCGCCCTGCCCGAACTCTCCCGCTCTTCCAACCTGGCGCACAGCAGCATCGACGACGGTGCGCTGACCGTCATCTCCGACGGCACGGTGCGCGCCATCATCGGCCAGCAGTCCGACGGCACCACCGCCTTCAACGTCGTCAACGGACCCGTCCCGCCCACCCCCAGCGCCCCAACGGCGACTTCGATCCTCGGCGGTGTCCGTGTGACGTGGGACGGTCGCTTCACCGCCGGCCAGGTGTGCCCGCTCGACTTCGCCCGCATCGAAGTCCACGCCGCCCCTGCCGCCGACTTCGTGCCGTCCTCGCAGAGCCTGATCAGCACGATCGAGTCGCCGCGAGGCGGCAGCGCCACCATCCCCACCACCGTCCCGGTGCAGGTGGTGCTGGTGGCGCGCACCACCAGCGGGAAGGCATCCGCCACCTCCGGCACAGCCACGGCCGGCCCGGCGAAGGTGGTCGCCGACGAGGTGCTGCCCGGGATCATCGGCGAGCTGCAACTCGCCGACGACGCGGTCACCGCAGCGAAGGTGGCCACCGGCGCGATCGACGCCACAGCCATCGCCGACTTGGCCGTGACAGCCACCAAGCTCGGCCAGGCCGCCGTGATTGCAGGCAAGATCGCCGCCGACGCAGTCACCCCGGGCACCATCGCGGCCGGCGCCATCACTGCACGCGAGATCACCGCCGGCGCCGTCACCGCCACCAAGCTCGCCGCCGGTGCCGTCACCGCAGCCGCCCTGAGCGCCGACGCCGTCAATGGGCGCACCATCACCGGCGCAACCATCCAAGGCGGCACCGTGACTGGCAGTCAGGTCCGCACCGCCGCGACCGGCCGCCGCATCGAGATCACCCCCAGCGACCCGATCCGCGCCAGTCCCGGCGTCACCTTCTATAGCGGATCCGACACCGAACTCCAGCCCGGCCTGCTCTCCGCCACCAGCACCACAGGCACCATCACCACCCCCGCACTCACCCTCCAAGCCCCCAGTATCGACAAGAGCAGCAGCTGGCTCTACCCCAGCGACGCCGCCTCCCTGCGCCTCACCTCCCGCTCGGGCAACAACCGCTCCGACGGCACGTTCTCCCTCTCGGCCGCCGCGGGCATCAACGAGTTGGGCATCTGTACGGTTCGAGGCGTCGCACCCGGAGACCAAAGCCAGCCCGCCATGTTGACATTCGAGGTGCGCAACCCCGTTCCGACGGGCACCTCCGACTACCGCAACACCATCATCGACATCACCGGGCGACAGATGAAGATCGCGTTCAACGCGGTCGGGATTGTCCTGGACGAGCACGGGCTGCGCTACGACGACACCGGGTGGCAGCCCCTCGCCTTCGCCAACGGCTGGACGAGTCTGCCCGGTTGGCGGGCAGTGGAGTACCGCCGCACACCCGACGGCATGGCGCACCTGCGGGGTATCGGCAAGACCCCGGCCAGCTTCACCAGCGGGCGCATCGGAACCATCACCGACCCCAACTGCCGTCCTAAGGCCCCAGAAGTCATTCCTGTCGCCAACGACAACAGCTCCAAGTGCTGCATCTTCATCTACCCCGAGGGCGGAGTTGACCTGTCGAGCAACGCCGGTTGGCCCGGCAGCTGGGTGTCTTTCGGCTACAGCCGTTGGTCAGTTACCGGCTAGATGAACAAAGAAATGCTCTTAAGAACTCTGCTTGTATCTCCGCACCACATCATCAAGCAAGGATCGTTGGGACTGTGCCACGGCGATCAACTCGCGATTGACTTTTTCTAGAGCATTTTGAGCAGTCCGTTCGTCCTCAGTTTCTCGCTTTTGAATCGCTTCGGAGTATTTATGCTCAAATTCCCGAAGATGAGAAACTATTTGCTCATGAGTTCGGACGATTGACGGATCGGGAGGAGGGTCAGTGCGCTTAAGCTCTCCGAGTAGTTCATGAAATCTCGAAGCAAACTCAATATATTCACGACTGGATTGCGGGTATGCGTTCTGGACTTCCTGGCTCACGCTATTCAGTAGCTTGGAGACGCTCTCGTAATATCTGACTAGTGAATCCTTCTGTTGACTTTTCTCCTGCTCCGACTGCATTGCTTCCCTGAGGCCCAGGGCTCCGAATGCACCTATGGCTAGTAGTCCACCTATACGTTTCGCTCTTTTTGCCTTTTCGCCCAGATCGTGTTCTTGTGCCCATTGGCGGGCATTCTGAGTAAGGTGACGAGCATTCTTGTTAAATTGGAGTGACAGCTTCTTTTGTTCTGATTCGGGCGCCCCGGAAAGGTTCTTGCTGTCCTGGTCGGAGACGTTGCGAACTGCTGTTATAAGGGCGGAAAAGTCACCCTTCTGTGCATTTACAAATAGCCAGTCATCTGAGTGTGGAAGACTTGCGACAGGATCGCCGAAGTCCTCTGCTGGTGATACAGAGACACCTAGTATCGGGCGATTGCTGGCGCGAGCTTTTTCGACCTTGGCCCAAGTGTCTACCAGTTTTGTCGGTTCGGGATCCCCAGACACCAACGCCACGAAGACGTCGCCCTCCTCGGACACCAAGCTGTGGCCTACCTCAGCCAGCTCCATCCGTACACGCTCTGTGAGTTCAGGGGACTCTGTGGAAGCGATTGCGATCCTCATCAGCTACCCGCCCTTGTGTGCTGGCCTGTCACACTGCTACCAATCATTGCCGCGCTTATGAGGTTTTGCAACTGGCGGCTACATTAGGCTTGTTGCACCCGAAATAGTTGCGGGGGCAACGAAAATGCCCTTCAATCGATATCGGACAGCTTGCGATCATGGGTGCACCCAGATAGATTCCAAGCATGAAGGAAAGTGAGCGACTTTTGGTGATATTGCCTGCGGCAGATCGGTTTGTCCAAATGTCGGAAGGGGAGGCGCGTGCAGTGCTTTCCTATCTGGGGTTTGAGAACCCTCAGGATTCGCTATTTTGGGTATATTCCGAAGAGGTCAAAAAGGGCATCTGGCTACGATTCCTGAGAGATGCATCGGATGAAGCTATAAGTCGACTAAGGGAGTTTCTTGGCATCGAAATCGGGGCGACAGAAAGCACTCGAACGAAGGTGGACGATCGCGAGAAGTTGAGTGACCCGATCTTTGTAGTGCACGGCCATGATTCTGCACTTCTCTATGAAGTCCTACGACTCCTTGAGCGCACTACCCAGCGCGAAGTAGTCGTTTTGCGTGAACAGCTGGATCATGGAAGAACCGTCCTGGAGAAGCTTGAAGATCACACGACTGGAATTGCCTATGCTGTAGTGCTGCTCACGGGGGATGATTTGGGTCAAGTTAAGTCTGGCGGCGACCTGAGGCCACGGGCTCGTCAAAATGTAGTCTTTGAGCTTGGATATTTATTTGGGAAGCTGGGACGTAAGTACATCGCGGTAATTTACGAGGATGGCGTCGAATTGCCATCGGACATTACTGGCCTGGTGTACATCTCTCGTGCGAGTCAATGGAAATTGCGCCTTGCGCATGAGGTTGGTGCATCAGGAATCGAGGTCGATTATCGCCAGATTGTGTGAATATTTCTGGTGCTCACGGGCGTACGGAGATGTGGGTTAGTCACGCGCCGGTTGAGCGATTTTGGCTTGCCGCGGCGCCGCAAGTTCGTATGTCGGGCAGTGTGCGGACTTGCCGCTCGCATCCGTACTATCGGTTTCTAGCCGATCTGGTCCCGCAGATGCTGGCGTGCGCTGGCGTCACGACTGCCCGATTTCGTGGCTCGAAGGCAACCCGAGCTCCAGCGCCGCCTCAGTGCTCTCACCCACGGCCAGCATTCCTCTTCCATGCTTCGGCCGCTGTCAGGGGAACAGCAACTAACATATCCAGCCCAGTTCAATAGCGTACGACGGATCTGCCGTAGGATGGTGTCCGGCGCGGGGGCGCTGTCCTGGAGAGCACGATGACCGCCCCCACCTCTGAGCCCACCCTGTGGGAACTGCAGCGTGCGCTCTCCCAGATCCGCCAGGACCAGCGCGACGGTATGGTCCAGCTCCGCGACGACCTACGCGCTGACATCGCCCTGCTGACTAACCGTCTGGAGCAGGTCGTCACCAAGGATGTCTACCAGGCGGACCAACGAGCCACCGCGCAGCGGATCGAGGTTCTGGAGCGGGACCTGCGCGCGGAGATCCAAGACCGCGAGGACGATCAGGCCAAGGCGGCAGCCGCCCGTCGGTGGCTCGTCGGCGCCTTCATCGCTCCGATCGCCGTCACCGTCATGCAGATCTGGCTCATGTCCAAGGGGACCAGCCCGTAGTCGAGTTGGCGCTACCATCCACATCGAAGCAGGCGCGGGGGAGAAGCAGGACGCGCAGCTTTGCAGTTCGTCACCCGCGACCAGTGGGGCGCATGCCCTCCGAAGTCCGACTTCACCTGGATCGACGGCACCCGCGGTGTCAAGGTCCACTACGAGGGCACCCCGGTCCCCGCAGATCTCGCCGCGCCTGACCAGCACGGCCGCTGCGCTGGCCGGATGCGGGACCTCCAGGCGAGCCACCAGGCCAATACGGCCGAGGGGTACATCTGCGTCGCGTACAGCGCGGTCGTGTGCCCGCACGGCTTCGTCTTCGAGGGACGCGGCGTCCACCACCTCCAGGCAGCCAACGGTCCTGGGCTCAACTCGCAGCACTACAGCGTCTGCGCGATGCTCGGCGACTCCGGCCTGACGCAGCCCACCGACGCGCAGCTGAACGGCATCCGCGACGCCATCGAGTGGCTCCAGCGCGACGGCGGCGCCGGCTCCGAGATCAAGGGCCACCGCGACGGCTACGCCACCGACTGCCCGGGTGAGCCGCTGTACCGGTGGGTGCAGGCGGGAACGCCCCGCCCCGGCTCCTCCGCCCAGCCGACCCCGCAGCCCCAGCCTGCTCCGGGGCCGAACTGCCCGGCCTGGCCCGGCATCTACCTGCGCGACTTCACCGCCGACGGCGCGGTGCGGGTCTGGCAGCAGCGCATGGCAGAGAGGGGCTGGCAGATCGCGGTGGACGGCCAGTACGGGCCCAAGTCGGCTCAGGTCTGCCTGAAGTTCCAGACCGAGAAGAACCTGCAGCGTGACGGCGTGGTCGGCCCCGAGACCTGGAACGCCACCTGGACATCCCCCATCACCTGACCAACTCCACTGATTGGAAGCCTCCTTGAACATCTACCTCTCGCTCGTCCGCACCGGCATCCCCGCTCTGGTCGGCTGGCTGGTCGCCCTCGCGGCCGGCTATGGCCTGAACCTCGACCCCGCTGCACTGGCGGGCGTTCTGGCGCCGCTGGCTGGCTTTGCCTACTACGGCCTGTTCCGCATCGCCGAGGAGCACCTGAGCCCGCGCTTCGGCTGGCTGCTCGGCTATGCCCGGCCCCCGCATTACGCGGCGCAGATCGAGTCGGCTTCGAGCTGACCGTCTGCAGAACGCGGCGAGGCCCCCAACCGCGTTGGGGGCCTCGACCTCTTGGAGGACTTCAGGCTACCAGCCAATCCGCCTCGCACCGAAAGCACTGCCCGCGCATAGAATCAAGCTGTAACGTGAGCGAGTAGGGAATGGCGGTGGGTGGCATGAAGCCGCTGCTGGCAGGCAAATCGGAGTTCGGCGCGATCTACGGCACGACGGCGGCGCGGGTTTCGGAGTGGGTCACCCGAGGAGTCCTGGACTACTCGTACGCCCGGGTGATCTCCGGCTCCCCCTACTGGCTGCTCGACTATGCCCGCAAGTTTGGCGAGCTGACCGCCAGGCCGAAAGCCGTCGACGAGGCCGCCCTGGAGGCTGTGGTCGCTTCACAGCAGCCGGCCGCGTGGATGGCGAACGTGGCCGACCTTCCGGTCATCGTGGGGCAGCAGGAGGTCATGGCGATCTTCGGGCTTGAGCACGGCACGCTGGTGGAGCAGGCGCAGCAGCGTGGCGTGTGGCCGGCGGGCGACTGGCATCTGTCGGGGTCACACCTGTGGCTGCTGTCCACGGCGCTCGAAGCGGCGGAGCTGGTCACGGCCGATCCGACTGCCCGACCGTGGGCGCCGCCGGGGGCGGAGCGCGTACGGCAGAAGCCGCTGTCGAGGATCTGGGCGGCGGACGACAAGGTTGTCGATGCGCTGCGCGCGGACACCTATGACGGGCCTGGCTCGCGGATCCTGCCCCGCGGGCGAGCGGCAAAGAAGTCGACCTCGGAGTCGTAGCGCATTGGACGCCGAGGCTGAATGCGTATAGAATTAAGCTAGAAGGGGGAGGGTCCCGCCGGTCTGGAGAGTCATGCGAATCGGCCGCGGTCGGGAATCGGGGGCCGACCATCCGCCCTTGGGTCCGTGGGTGGTCGGGTCGTCGTTCGCACCGCCTTGATCAATCCACTTCGTTCCTAAAAGATAGGTGGCAACTTAACGAGAGGTTGTCACCTTCTGAGGGGGGATTCGTCATGCCCAGCCGCCAGCCGCGCCTTCCCGGCCTGGAGGACATCGAGCAGTTGGTCTACCCGGACCACACGCCAAGCGCCTCCATCCAGACGCGCTTCGAGGCGTTCCACGAACTGAACCCCTGGGTTCTGCGGGAGCTGGAGCGCCGAACCGCCGAGTGCGTCGAGGCCGGATGGCGCCGGATCGGCATCGGGATGCTCTTCGAGCTCCTGCGCTTCCGCTACGGCCAGGCGACCAGGGGCGATGAGTTCCGGCTCAACAACAACTGGCGCTCCCGCTACGTCCGGCTGCTCCTCGAGCGCCATCCCGATTGGGAGCCCCTGTTCGAAGTCCGCGCCCTGCGCGCGGTCTGACCCACCGACACGACCTCTTGGAGAGAGAACCGTGCCACCCGAGATCAAAAGCAGGAAGCCCAGCGGCCAAGTGCCCTTCCCCCTCGTCCTGATCGAGGGTGAGGAGGGCGCCGGAAAGACCTACAGCGCCGCCCAGTTCAGCTCCTCCGAGCTCATCGGCCAGATGTACTGGATCGACCTGGATGAGGGGTCGGCCGACGAGTATGCGGCCATCCCCGGCGCCAACTACCTGATCATCGAGCACGACGGCACATACCGGGACATCTTCGAACAGATCCAGGCCGTCTACTACGAGGCCGCGAAGCCGCGTCCAAGCGCAAGCCGCCGGTGGTCCTGACGATCGACTCGGTCAGCGCGCTGTGGCGGATGCTCACCAACTGGACCCAGGAGCGAGCCCGGCGCACGAAGAAGAACAGCCAGGCGCTGGCCACCGATCCCGACGCGGCAGTGGACGTCGCGATGAACCTTTGGAACGACGCCGTGGACCGGTGGTCGGCCGTCATGTACTACCTGCGGACCTTCCCCGGCATCGTGATCGTCCTCGCGCGCGGCAAGCAGGTCAGCTCGGTGGACGACAACGGCAACCCGATCAGCGGCCGTAAGGAGTGGAAGGTCGTCGGGCACAAGGACCTCGGCTTCGATTGCAACGTGTGGGTGCGGATGCGCCGCGGCCAGGAGACCGAGGTCGTCAAGGTCCGCTCGCTGCGCATGGCCGTCAACCCGCGCAGGCCCCTCCAGATCCCGGACTTCAGCATCGAAGACCTGGTGTTCAACCGGATGGGCTGCTCCGTGGAGTCCCAGCCGCGCGTCATGCCGGAGTTGGCAGGCGACCGCACCAAGCCGTGGCTCGCCAAGGTCGAAGCGGCCAAGGACAAGGACACGCTCGCCGAGCTGTGGCGCGAGCTGCACCCGGACAAGTCCGGCCTCACCGACCAGGAGGCTGGCACCGTCGCGGCCGCCATCAGGCGCCGCGTCAGCAAGCTTGCCGAGCCGCACCGTGAACTCGACGACCAGCCCCCCAGCGACGCCGAGAAGCTGCGGGCCGCAGCCCAGCGCGAAGCAGACGCGGAATTCGCAGGCGACGAACCCGCCGACAGCTGACGCCCGGCCCGGCCGCTCCAGACGGCCGGGCGCACCATGACCTCTTGGAGAAGAGACCCATGACCCTTTCGCCTGCCCGCTTGTCGCCGTCGATCTGGACGGCCGCCGACCAGGCCGACGCCCGCCGGCCGCGATCCCGGCAGACACAGCTCGGCGCCAGCGACACCGTCTGCGAGCGCCGCGCCGCCTACATCCTCCACGGACACCCGCGCACCGACCACGTCGTGAGCCCGGCCGCGATCCTCGGCACCTACATCCACGCCGGCCTGACTGCCGACGCGAAGCAGGAGTTCGGCTGGCTCGTCGAGCGCAAGGTCGCCGACACCGCCGTGCGCGGCAGCGTCGACATCGTCCAGCTCGACGACGCCACCGCCCGCAAGTTGCCCACGCGGCTGCGCCCGAAGGCGCCCGCTGAGGCCGTCACCGTCGAGGACATCAAGACGAAGACCGTCTGGAAGTGGGACGACGTGCTGCGCTACGGCGCCACTGAGGCCGAGCTGCGCCAGGTCCACCTGTACGCGGACCTGATTCGCACCGACGGGTTCGAAGACCGCTCGGGGCAGCGGGTCCTGGCTCGCCTCGGGCCAGTCGATGTCCGCCAGATCCGCCTGCGCTTCATCTGCCGAGACAACGGCGCCGAGCACGTCCAGGAGATCGACTTCGACCCGCAGCGAGCCGAGGAGGCCCGCTGGTGGCTCGACCGCGTGGCCGAGACCGCAAGCCCCGAGGAAGCCCGGCGGGACTTCAACGGTCCCGGCCTCGATGCGGCCTGCGACTTCTGTCCGTTCGTCACCGCATGCTGGGGCGTTCCCGCTCCCGGCCGACCCGCGCAGACCACCTTGATCCACAACGACATGGACGTGGAGCAGGCGCTGATCGACTACTCCGAGGCGCACCAGCTGTTCGTGCGCGGCAAGCGCGTCAAGGACCTCGTCCGCAAGATGGTCGATGCCTCGCCAGAGGGCCGCTATGGTCCCAACATCCTCAAGTGGGGCGGTGGAAGCCCGGTCGAGGAACCGGACCTGGCGAAGATGATCGAGCAGTTCGATGACGCCGAACTGACCGTGCCCCAGATGCCTGATGCAGCCAAGATGGTGAAGATCCTCACGGCGGCAGGCCTGGCTGTGCCGATGCGCGAGACCAGCCGCCGAACCGCCCGCACCATCCGCATCGTGCCCTACCGCGAGTGATCCCGCCTCGCGCCGAGGAAGAGCACGTTCGCATCGCTGAGGGGACCCGTTGAGCATCCACCTGATGATCGTCGCCGCGTATCTGCCGGAGGACGTCGTCACCGCGACCCAGAAGCTGGCGCTGATGAAGATCTGCGACAGCGCCGACGACGAGTCGCGGTTGTCGCGGCCCGGCATGGTCCGCCTGCGCGCCTGGACCGGCGTCGGTCGTACTCGGGCCACCACGATCGTCACCGAGTTGGTGGAGAAGGGGCTGGTGGAGCGGGTGGAGATCGGGAGGCCTGGCCGTGCCGCGCTGTTCCGGGTGTTTCCTCTGGGCCTTCCAGGTATTCCGACCACGGAGGAGCTGAAGGCGCGCCAGGCAGCTCTGGACGCCGCGCCGAAGAACGCCGCCAAGGCACGCAAGGGGGTCAAGCGGGCGGCTCCGTCCGCGCCGGCGCGCACCTTCGCGGACGTCGAGGCTCGCAAGGCAGTGCGCGGCGTGGGCCCCGAAGCTGGTGGGTTCCACCTGGGGAACCCACCAGGTGGCGAGGAGGATGTTCCACCGGTGGAACCCAGCGAGTTCCACACGGGGAACCCAGCGAGTTCCACCGGTGGAACCCCTTCCTTTCCTGGTTCTTCCTCAGTCCTTCCTTTCCCCCTACCCCCGCGGCTGACGCCGCAGGGGAGTGCGGTGCCGCACCCGACGACCCGTCATCTGCTGCTGTGCAGCGTTGCCCCAGCCACCCCACTCCTGCGAAGAGTTGCCGTGCGTGTGGAACCAGCCCGAGGGCCCGCAGGAAGCAGCAGCAGGACGCCGAGAAGGAGGCTTCACGGGCCCGTGAAGGGCAGTTCTGGACCGACTGGCACGCGGAGTCCGGCGAGCGCCGAGAGAAGGCGCAGCAGGGCGCGCAGACAGTTCGCGCCGCGCAGCGGGCGGCCCGGCAGGCGATCCAGAGCGCCAGGCAGAGCACCGGAAGATAGGTAACAACTTGATCAAGTTCGCCAGAATGAGGAGTTATGCATATAGAATTAAGACGTAAGAATGAAGCAAGAAAGCGAGTCGACCGGAGGGGATCGGCGTGGCTGTCCTGAAATGCAACCTAGTGCTGGCGCAGCCTGCCGAAGGCCGCTGCAAGCGCCGTCGCGAAGCGGAGCGCGCCAGCATCAGGCTCAACTCGCGTGGGCTCGGTACTGGAGGCTCGATCACTCGTCCTTGCTAGATCGCAGCCGGTCTGACTCGGGGTGGCTTGCTTGCCCCGAGCCAGAAGATAGGTAACAACTCAAAGCGCACAGAAGGTCATGTGCGCCGGCCTCTTGGAGAAGCCATGCACCGCACCACTCCGCACCTGCGGTTCGAAACCCGCTACGACCACATCCTGACCCCGCTGCGCCAGCGCGGAATGCCTGCCGCCATCGAGATCCTGGGCGCCCTGATCTACATCCACGCGCCTCTTCCCGACGGCAGCCACCTTCAGATCACCTCCGACGGCACTCTCCCGAGCGACCCCGACGCGGTGCGCGCCTGGCAGGCATACCGCCACCACGACGACAACCCCACTGTCAGTGCCCTGATCTACGACTCCACCACCGACGGCGAACACCGACTTGAATGCGGCCTGCGTTCTCCGCTGTTCGCGGCGATCGACGCCTTTCTAGCCGCCCGCGGACTCGTTCCCACCTGGCGCTCGGAGTTCCGGCCCGTTGCCGTCCACGTCCGCCACCAAGGTCTCACCGGCGTACTCGGCCGCCCCTGGTGTTCCCGGGCCGCGAACAGGCCGCCGCCCACTACATCCAGCTCAACACGGCTCTCCTCAACGGAGGCTGGCAGCGCCTCCTCGCCCACTCGAGTGTCAGTTGGCCCCGCAGCTCGTGGGCTCGCGATCACGACGTCATCGCGGTGAGCGTCCTGAGCGCCGAGTTCGCACCGAGCGGTTGGCGGGTTCCCCGTGGCTGACCTTGCTCGACTGACGACCGCGCCCAACTGCCCGGCCCGCCAGACGGAGGAGCCGTGACGCAGACCCAGCTCACCGGCGTCCTGATCGGCACGGTCCTGGTCGTCGGCGCCGTTCTCGCCAGCCTGCTGATCGAGCAGTTCCGCTGGGAGCGCCGCACCACCAAGTGCCCCTCCTGCGGGCACCGCTACCGCCATCTGTGAAGCACCGCCCGGTCGGTCCGACCGGCTGAACCTCTTGGAGAACTCATGGGCTACGACCTGTACACCGCCAACCCGCCACGTCCGAACGCGATCCACCCTTTCCGCGTCGCCTTTGACGGCGGGTTGGGCTCACTGGTGGACCGACAGCAGCGCCACGACATCGCAACCGGCTACTTCCGCATCGGCTACTTCGAAATGCCCTCCCTGATAGGCGTCATGACCGAGGTCGGGATAGTGGACACCACTGTTCCCGCGCCGGCCTGGCCGACAGCCGACGACTACGGGCTGACCTTCCAGGACCTGAACGCACCGCAGGATCAGCTCAGCGATGCGAAGAAGACCGCCGTCGAGTCCTTCCACAGCCACATCGCCGCCGTGCGGGGTGGCGAGCAGCCGGAACCGGCAGGGATCCCCGCCTACAAGCTCGACAGCAACGATCTCTGGCTCGTCACCCCGTGCGAGATCCGCGCCGCACTGGCCGCCTACCGCCGACAAGAAGCCAGCGTCCAGGACGACTTGGCCGCGCGCATTGCCCTGTGGCGTGGGTGGATCGCCTACCTGGAGGTCGCCAAGGACTGCGGCGGGTTCCGCGTGCACTGACCCCTTTGCCTGCCCGGCCGCCGCTGTCGGCCGGGCAGGCCCCACCTGGCCGCTGACTAGAGCGGCACCCCGCAGCCTCTTGGAGAAAAACAGCCATGGCTTTGAAGTTCATCGACTTCCTGTGCGGAGCTGGCGGCTTCAGCACCGGACTGGTCGAGTCCGGGATGGAACTCCTGCTCGGCGTCAACCACTGGGACGTGGCACTGCGAACCCACGCGGCCAACCATCCGAGGGCGGACCACGCACTCAGCGATGTCGCCGACCTACGGATGCGCTATCTGCCGAAGGCGGACGGCCTGGTGGCCAGTCCCATCTGTACCGAGCTCAGTCCCGCAGGTGGCAACGTCATCGAGCAGCCGGACAACCAGCTGGATCTGTTCGACGAGGACGAGAACGGCTTCAAGGAACTGCCCAAGGAGGCGTTCGAGAAGACCCGGGTCACCGCGTGGTGCACAGTGCGGGCCGTCGAAGCTCGCCCCGGAAGCTTCAAGTTCGTCGTCATCGAGAACGTCCCCGACTTCGTCACCAGGTGGCCGCTGTTCCGCGCATACGTCTCCGCGATGGCCGACCTCGGCCTCCAACAGCACCAGGTCATCAGCCTCAACTCCGCCCACATCGGCGACGACACCAACCTGTCCGCGCCCCAATGGCGCGATCGCGTCTACGTGATCTTCACCCCAAGGGCGCCCGCAAGCCCGACCTGACTCCCAGGCCATGGGCCTGGTGCTTCCACTGCGACAGGAACGTCAGAGCCCGCCAAAGCTGGAGGGACCCGAAGACCCGGGCTGGTCGGTACGGCGTCCAGTACGACTACCGCTGCCCCAACTCCCGCTGCCGGCACGCGATCGTCGAGCCGTACGTGCGCCCGGCGGCCGCCGCCATCAACTGGAGCGACATCGGTACGCGGATCGGGGATCGGCGCAAGCCGCTGGTCCCCACCACGATGGCCCGCATCCGGGCCGGACTGGAGATGTACCCGCACCAGCCCAGCGCACTGACTCTCACCCACGGCAAGGCCGGCGACGCCCGAGCCTTCGACCCCAAGGTTCGGCCCCTTCCGACGCGTTCGACCAAGCAGGGCGAGGCGCTCCTTGTGCCCGCCGGTGGCTCCTGGAACACCGACGCCGCCCGCACCGATGCCCCGTTCCGCGCCCGCACCACCCGCGAGAGTGAAGCCCTGGTCGCCCTGCCCGAGCCGTACATCGTCGAGTACCGCAACCACTCGACCGCCAGTCCGGTCAGCGCGCCTATGGCGGGCGTTACTGCCCAGGGCAACCACCACGGCCTAGTGGTGCTCGGCAGTGTCCCTGACCACTATCGGGACACCCTCGTCATCCCCTACCGCAAGGGCGCCGCCAGGACCGCCGGCCACCCCTTCCATACCTTCGGCACCAAGGCATCCGCCGCCCTGGTCCACACATCGCCGGACATCGCCGACTGCCACTTCCGGATGCTCCAGCCCCGCGAGCAGCTCCTCGGCCAACGATTCCCCGCCGACTACATCGTGTTCGGCACCCCCGCGGCCCAGACCATGCAGGCCGGAAACGCGGTGAGCGTCAACGTCGCCCGCTTCATCGGCGAGCGCCTCCAGGCCGTTCTCTGACACCGACTCAGCCGCTGACTTGCCCGCCCGGCCGCCGCGGCGGCCCCAGACAAGGACCCACATGCCCTACTCCGCGCTCCCCACCACCGACACCCTCATCCCCGGCTGCTACGGCCACCCCGGGTTCGCCCCCAAGTCCGCGCTGTACAGCGACCGATCCCAGCTCCTGAAACTGTGCCTTCCGCTACTGCCCACCTGCGGCCCCTGCCCGGTGCGCGCCCGATGCCTCAAGCAAACCCAGCCACGCGCTGGGCGGCTCGACGGTATCGCTGGAGGACGGATCTGGTTCCAGGGCGAGGTTCTCGCCACCGTCGAAGGCGCCGACGACCAGGAGCTCCCCCCGGCCCTCGGTTCCCGCCAGGCCTGCGGTACCCGCAGCGGCATTGACGAGCACTACAAGCGCGGCGAGCGGTACTGCGACGCCTGCCGCACCGTGCTGACGAGCAGCACCCAGCTCCAGCTGACCGAGTAACCCACCACGACCACGAAGGACCGACGATGACTCACGACACCGCAACCCTGGCCACGCTCGCCGAACTCCGCCAGCACCAAGACGAGCTGGAACAGGCCGTCTGCGAGGACACCCAGAAGCGGGCTCCCCTCTCGACTCTGCGCCTCGTGACCAAGCTGCGCACCGCATTCGGCGGCAGCACCTCCGCTGACGCCGGCGGGAGCCCGTCATGACGGCACAGGTCGCGACGCTCGACCGGCAAGTCCCGCCCCATCACCGTGAAGCCGTCAGCAGGATCCTCGCCGCAGCGCCCCCAGGCATCCCGATCCACGCGCTTGTCAACAGTGCCACCATCGCCGCCTGGGCCCTCCGGCCAGACGATCTACGGTCGCTCACCCTCGGCCAGTACACCGACCTCGTCATGGCCGCCGCGTTCCCCGTCGGGCTGCGTATCGCACTGCGACACCGAGGCGACCGGCGCCACATCCGCACCGTCGCCGACGAGATCACCCGACACATCGCCCTTCACTTCAACTGACCCCGGCACCGTGCCACGGTCCGGCTCCCACCTCAACCAAGGAGACACATGGCCACCCGCTGGTTCCTCGCCTCACCGACCGCCGACGGCTACATCGGACGCCACGTACAGCAGGACGGCTACCCCGACACCGCCGTCCCGATCCTGATGCAGCTCGTCCTCGCCGTTCACGGCGGTGACGTCCAAGCCGCGCGACACCACCTCATCACCGAGCACCCCGACGGATGGCTCAACGTCCCCGATGCCCACGGGGCAGGCCAGTGCTTTTGCCACGACATCAAGGTGTTCCGGAGCAGCAACTTCGACGGCACAGAAGACAAAGTCGCCAACCCCCAACAGCACCAGTGGCTCTACGTCATGCACGCCACCCATCTGGCTGTCTTCGCCAGCGACGGCGAACAGTTCACCCACGCGGCCGACCACCCCTGGGGCCCTGAGAACACCGACCGCGTAACCGGCGCGGCCAAGAACTGGCGCGTCATCTACAACCCCAGCACCACCACACCCCTGCTCCTACTCGGAGCCTTTCCGAGCGGCGAAGACGCCGAGCTCGACGAGGAACTCGGGAGCTACACGACCGCCAACTCCCTGTCCTCCGTGACCGTCGAGTCGCGCACGCTCACCGACGCCCTACGCCAAGCCCGTGCCCTGATCGACCACAGCTGACCGCTGAGGAGCCGTCATGCAGATGGACCTGTTCAACCAAACCCCCGAGCAGCGGCCCAAGCTGAACATTCGCAAGCGGGCTCAACCGGCGAAGCCAGCGACCGGAATAGCGTCGGCCAAGAACGAAGCCCACGCGCAAGCCGAGCGCCCGCACCGGGTCGCCGGGGACGCGGCAACGCCCAGCAAGCGGGTGGGCCAGCGCCGCATCAACCCACCAAGCCGCCCTCACGAAGCCGCTTTCGACCTTGCCGAGGCTGTCGCCAGCGCCTGGTACAAGGCCGGCGGGGACAACCGCTTCGAGGTCCCCCTCGGCGCCATCGCGGGCGTCGCGCTCTGGCCGCTCAAGGGTCACGACATCGCCCCCATCGTCGCCGACTGGTGGCGAACCCTCACCGAGACCGAAACCAACACCGCCCTTGAGGAATGCTTCGCCCGCTGGTGGATTGCGCGCCCCGACCTGATCGAGGCAGCTCGCCCCATCCACGAATGGCTCACCTACGAAGCCACCGCAACCAAGTACGCCACCCCGGTCCGGGCGGCCATCACCGCGGCACTCGACGCCGGCCTGCTCGACCTCCTCGGCGACCACGACCCGTACTACCGATCAACCACTGACGTGGTCGGCAGCCTCATGACCTGCTTCCGCTCGACCGGACACCGGTACGCTCTCGCGGAGTTTCACACCCCGCCGGAGGTCGCCGAACTGATGGCCAGGATCCTGCTCGGCGGCGAACGCCATCCCGGCGAGTCCTTTGACGACCCGTGCGCGGGCAGCGGCGGCATGCACCGCGCTACGGCCCAGATCCTTCGCGAACAGGGCCACGACCCGGCCGACTACCAGTGGTCCATGACCGACGTGGACCCGATCGCCACCGCCTGCGCTGCCGTCAACGCGATCCTCTGGGAACTGGGCCCCCACGTCCTGGTGTGGTGCGGCGACACCCTGGCGGAAGGCGATGGACCGCAGCGGGCAGCGAGGCGGCGCGCCAGGGTCATAGAACATCGCGACCAGCAAATCAGTGTGGCGAAGCTGCTGAAGGCGACGCGCGAGCTGACCGCAGGCGCCCTCGCCTCCGTAGCCGCCTGA